AGATAGCTTGTCGAGTACCATCAACACCACCATAGAGAACCTTATCCTCAATGTGTGTCATATGAGTATTCTTTTGCTCAGTAAGCATTGATTCATTAAAGGATAACATTAGGCACGACTATCCCAGAATGTTTTGCTTAGTTCACCTCTAGTTCTAGTTGTGTCACCAACTTTACGAACTTCAGTGTACACCTGATGAGCACCTGATCCAGAACCAAATGTTCTAACACCATTGGTTTGTTTTAACCATAGTGCACGATGAGGAGAACCCACCCCCGGATCCGAAGGTGAGTTGTTGTATTCCCATTGAGGGTTATTTGGTACTGCTACCCATGCCATGTTCTGTCCTTACTTTAGTGGATTCTTTTTACGTGTTTTAGGCTTAAGGGAATACTTACTGTCTGGCATCTTCATGATTTTCAACTCAGCTTGCACTTCATAGTACTGAGATCTAGTCGATACACGCACTTTAAATGCACCTATTCCAGATAGTAGAGGTATGTTTCCTTTTAATTTAAGAGGGTTGGTTCTACCAACCATATAGAAGTCATCACCCGCTTGCATATAGAATGCAGGTTCTGCTTTATTATTCAAGTAGTGATCTGTGATAACCTCACCAAGATTTACATTAGGCAACGATGTAAGATACCTATTAATCCCCGGTTGAGAAAAGTATTCCTTCATTACATTTAAAGGAACTGCATCCTTATCCTTCAAACCTGTTTTGGTTGTAGGGATCTTGGGGTTCTTGATACCACTGAATTCAGAGATAGCTTTGATAAACTGCTTGGCAGAGTCCGACTTGTTCATAATCTCAACTGCTTTATGAGCAGACTTCATACTATAAGTAGTTGCCCACTTTCTACCATCAAAGTAGATACGTGGATTTGCCAAGTTGTCGGTGTGATTCATCTTGACCTCAAGCCAAGACTGTTCTCCACCTTCTGATTTTATAAGAACATCAGAATACTTAGTACTGACCTTCGGACGTTCTGCCGACCAGTCTTTCATTGCATTGACATAGTCAGCAACTTCTTTTTCGTACCTATCGGATTGACGAGTTTCTAGTAATACGTCACCCTCATCCCTGATATCTAAAATCGTTTTCAAAGTAATTCTCCTTGTTGCTTCTATTTATAACATTTATTTCCTACGAATGTAGGCTTTATCACCAACTCGTTCTACAAAGAATTGATATTGCTCAAAGTTGTCATCCATCAAATCTATATTCAATGTACGAATGGTAGCTTGCAGAGAAATAAACTCTGCTTCGCTAACATCTTCGGCATATAGGTCTGGATCACGTTTGTCCATAACTAATTTCATACTCATCTCCTATGAAGCCAGTGCGTATTGCACTGCCTTCTCTGCCGCTTTGATCTTGCGGTTTTGGTTTGCACCGAACCACTGACTGTGTAATCGGTTTTCTGCGTTACGACCTTGAAGGTGGTCTGTAACATATGTTACTGAATTGAATGCTTGCCACCAAGATCCTTCAGCATAGTTAGCACCCGGTTGACTTTCCAACACATCGTAGCAGTTACGTGCCTGACGTGATAGATCATCAATTGAATTAACTGATGCAACCTTACGTTTGCTATCTGTGTGTGGGTACACTTCGTTGTAGAAGTTGATGAGTTCTTCGGCACCATAACGGCGTGATCCAATGAACTGAGCCATCTCTTTATACTTCTCAAACTTCTGGTGTGCGATACCCAAGTGCTCTTTAGCCTGTTGTGGGTCAAAAGCTTTACGGTGTGACACTTTCTCAACACGCTTATCGTTAGCGTTAAGTGACATAGTCAATGTGTTATTACAAACCACACGTACAGGTGTGAAACGTACATCAATTGATTTGCCGTACATGTGTGGATTAGAGAACAGTAAGAATGATTCTACTGTATCATCACCAAACACATCGAAGCTTTCTTTGACCTTAGCCAAAGCCCATACCTGTTGACCACCCTTAAGTGATCCTGCGGTATGCATCTCCATATCCCCTGCGGCAATGTACTCTGCAAAGAATTCAAATGCAGTTTCGTTTTGCACAGGGTTCCAGTTCTCACCAACATTGGTCAAAACTGAGTTATCAGAGGTACGGATAAGAGACTGTTGACCAGTCTTGATCTGTTTACCATTGACGTTTACATATGAATCATGCTTTTCAACTTCCCAATCCAGACCCGCTTTGCGCATCATCTGTACTGGTGTCAATTCGTTAGATACCTTTGTACCCAAACCATGCCAAGGTGTTTCACCCGCATAAGCCATTTGAGCAACACCGTCGATAATTTCTACTTCATGTGACATTGTATTCTCCATTATTTGTTTTCATAACTAATATATCATATTGATTCGGTCTTGTCAACCCCTAATCTTTGAATAAGGGTTCCGTGCACTTATGTGTACTTTGCCAGAAGTCTCCTTCAACCCAATCTAACTCATTAGTGATCCCCTTCTGGAACCACGCACCATCCCTAGACCCTGCGCATTTCCACAGAAGTTCTTTGGTGGCGGCTTGTATAGCACGTGTATAAGTTCCGTGCTCTTCACTCCAAGTTACGCCATATGCGTTGAATGTATAGACTTCCATAATATATCTCCTAAGCGAACATTGGTTGCATGTTTGAGAACACTGCATTGTATGCATTTACTTCGTATTCATAGTTCTCAAAGAATTCGTCATCTTCTTCACCTGATGCACAGTGCTCTTCCCAACAACGTTGCATAGCATTCATGCCTTCAAGAGTATCACCACATCCGTGGGCTTTCATAGCATTCCAACCCTCTTGGAAGGAAACTTCGTCTTGGTAAAAATTAGGAATTCTAAACATGTGATTCTCGCTTTCTTTGTTTCTATACCTACTTTATAGCGTATAGATTCGCAGTTGTCAAGAACTAATTTGTTTTAATAACGATTTATTTTGATGTTGCTCTAAAGATCCCATCCCAATCCTTTGGGAGATCTTGTGTCTTCATATACTTACAACGTTCAATCCAGATGTCATAATAGTCATCCATATGACCTTCAAACTTGCCTTTCAGATCTTTACAAATCTCAATAGCCGAATCAAAATGTTGTGTTCCATAGAAGTTATGCATGGTGTTGTGATTGAGCATATCCGCACCATGTTTGTTACGGTCAATATCTAATACCGTATATATCTCTAAACCCACACTCTTACCTTTAACTGCAAGATCGTCTAGTTTGAGATAGAAGAAATCATCTTCTGTTAGGTTGTAGGTATGGGGTCCTACAATTAAAAGAACCCCATACCCTTTGCATGCGCTTTCTAGTCTTGCGGCTGTACTGACACTGTCTCCGAGGATATCATAGGAGTGTCTGGATGTAGAACCCATCTCTCCAATATAACCAAGGCCAGTATTAATGCCGGCACCCATACCCACTTGCGGTTTACCTTGTTCCATAAGTTTTTCATTAAATTTCTCCACTGCTTTAAGCATGTTTAGTCCTGTCTGAACTGCCGTTTTCGGATGGCTAGGATCATTAACAGGAGCGTTGTGTATGTGCATAGTTGCGTCACCAATGTATTTGATGATCATTCCACTTGCATCTAACACAGGTTGTGTAATTGCATCCATATAATTGTTCATCACTGTTGTCAAACCTTTAACATCATTTCCGAACGATTCACCCAATGGGGTGAAACCTCTAAGATCAGAGAATACAATACTTACTTCTTTCTTCTGACCTTCTTTAATTAGTTGTGGGTTCTTCTGTAGGATCTCCACAACTTCTGGTGAAGCATATCCACCAAATTGTTTCTTAATAGCTTGTTTCTCTAAGAATTCTCTAACAAACTTAATACCATATACTTGTAGTGCTATGATTACAAAGACAATGGTAGGGGCTGTTACATCTATTAACATCTTTTCTGTAGCATACATGTGCATTGAATATGGTATAACTGATCCAATAAGACCTACTGTTGCTATCAGCCCTACTATCATCCATTTGCTTAATGCGATTAATAGAAGTCCACCAACCACAAGACCAAGTAGTTCTGCCATAGAAGCCCAATCAGGACGTTGAATGTTAGTTCCGTTAAACATTGTTCCTAGAACTGCCGCTTGTACTTCACCAGAATATACAGATCCTATGGCTGTAGGCGCTGGGTTGGTTATACCTGCGGCTGTCACGTCCACGATAACAACTGCACCACCAAAGTCTTTAGGAAGATCTGTTAAGGATACTCTCTTACTCTTTTGACTCCAATCAATCCATACACGACCTTCACTGTCTGTAGGGATAATACCAAACTGTGGTATTCTCATCTTCTCTACACCATTGGGTTGCATTTTGATTTGAAAACTAATGTCGCCTGCTAATACACGCAACGTCTCTAGTGCCAAACTAGGATAAAGAGTACCATCCACCATAGCAACAGTTGGCATACGTCTAACCACACCATCTATCTCTGGTTCTGTACTGACAATTCCAGCCCCAACAGAGTTATTCTCTAATACAGGGACGTTAGCGATTATACCATTGTATGGTAAAATTGTATCCAAATACTCTGGATTGATAATAGCCGCACCTGGATTGATAGGTTCGTTCTTAGTCTTATCGCTAGGACGTGAGGATAAAACGACAGGATAGTCATATAGGATATTTCCCATATAGGCATCACCACCTAGTCGATCTTCTTCGGGCATCATGATTGTCCAGACCACAAGACCTGCACCCGAATCATATAAACCTTTTATTATATCACCATAAACGTTTCTTGGAAAGGGGTATTGTCCATACTTGTTCAGAGTTTCTTCATCGATCTCTGCAATATAGATGTTATTCTCAACAGGATCTTGATTGACAATTAACTGGTCAAAGTAATTGAGTTTAATACTTTGAATAAAGTTAGATGGATATACGAATGTATATACCAAGACTGCTAGAGTTAAAATTGCCCACCAAGGACTCAATAGTTTCTTCATTAGTTACCGTTTTGGTTTATGTTAAGTGTACAACCGTAATCAGCCCAACAACTTCCATTAACAGTATATGACATACTATTAGTTCCATACTGTGTTGAATTGATATCTGCCATACCCTGACTTCCTGTTGTGATATTTATAGTCACCGAATGATTACCAGATCCTGTCTGAGATATGTCAAAGTCATGTGGGGTTCCATCCATATCAAGATATGCGTATTTATACGATCCTGTCTGTGTCAATGCCACATCATTACCATCACCATCAACGATGATTTCTGCCTCATGGTTCTCTCCATCTTGAGTTACACTTAAAATAAACTCATCACCTATCTGAGTAATATCTAAGTCATTGGCAAAACTAGCGTTGCTGATAAATGTCAATAGAGTTGTTAGTGCTATCGCCCAACCTGTAGTCATATAACTCCCAATCGTTTTGTTGAAGATCTATGGTATAACCATATGCCTGATTTAGTCTTAATTGTACGAAGTTCTCTCCGCTATCATTTCTTCTAGAGAACACCCAATTAGGTGTTTCGTTTATTAGTGATATTCCTGTTAATGGATCGTATCCATATATGTTTGATTCTTGTTTCAATAGTAGTGCATTCTGATCTGCAAGCTCATCACTAAACAATCTCTTTAATGCTTCATTCAACTGATCTAGCATGTCATACAATAAGTCTTGAAGGTAATCTATATCCATATCAAGTTCAGTAAGCCAGATGCCTTCTATAGAATCAACCAAGGCATCATATTCTAATCCATCAAATTGTAAGAAGTCTAGTCCTAAAAAGTCTGCCCTCTCTCTTTGCTCATCCAATAACCTTGTCTGTTCTTCATAGTATGGGTTCTTCTTTCTTAGAATTAGAAGTTGATTGATCATACTTTCATCAATGTCCAACAAAAGTGGTGGTGTTGGTTTACTCGTACTAGTAGAAGCTATAGTAACTTGGAAAGCTTTATTAAGTATAACAAACCCAGCGTCAGTCTCTACTGTTATCTCTCCTGTATAACAAGATCCAGAAATGTCACAAGACGGAAGTAGTGTAATCATACTACCACCTGTTTCATCTATAACCATTGCAAAGTCTGTACCACGAACAGCAATCGTTGCTGATGGTGTGCGTATTCTAACACGTTGCCTACTGTTCTTAGCAATCTGTCCACTGGCATATCGTACAGTGCCAAGACTTGCTTTAAGACCAAGTGATCCTTTTCCAGTATTAGGATCATAGACAAAGTCATCAATGATTAGTCGAGAATGTTCTGTTATATCAACTCGTGTATCATCTACAAAATCTATTCTCATTTTAGACTTGGCAGTTATTGCCGTGTCCATCAATTCTATAAGAGTACCCTTACTTGTATCAATCGCATCATTACCACGCTCAATAGCCGCACTACCAGATTTTCCTGATAGCTGTACAATCTCTCCTATGTTTGCATAAGCAGAGGTTGTTATCAAAACAAATAACAAAGCAAGAGACTTAAGCATTAGTCAGATTGCGTAATATTGATTTGGTGATCATCACCATTAGTATGAAGGTCTACAATGTTGTCGTATACTCCGCTTTGGTTTACCACAACTGCATGATCACGACCTTTCATGTCTAGTATTATTGTGTGTCCATTTATATCACCATCGCCAGCTACATCAATATCTAACGTACTGTTAGTTGATGCTAAACTTGAGTTCTCGTCAATAGTTACAGTTACGATTGCGCTTTTGCCGTTAATGTCTGTTGTTATCACGTTTCCGCTATCATCAACTGTAAAGTTTACTGTTGCACCTTCAGCATCTGCCGATTGTCCTATGTTAATAGTATAGTCTTGGTTATCGCCATCGGCATCAATGTTAAGTGTAACGGTATCACAATCTCCACCTGTGCTACTAGAGCATAGCAAGTCTATTTCGTTTCCACTACCAGTTATATCCCAAGTACCTGTGTAAGTAGAACCTAAGATTTGTGCAGTGATTGCGTTTGTGTTACCTGTCTGAGTTATACTGAATGTCATGTCATCAGACGCACCAGAGGATGAACCAAGAACTACGTCTTGGCTACTAGTACCAATAGTGTTGTTTTGACCATCTTGTACGATGTCTAAGTCAAGTGTATCACCTACTTGTTTTATATAGATATCATTAGCGTATAGTGTAAGGGGTGCAAGTAATATTGCACTCATCATAATGAGTTTTCTAAAATGTCTCATTTTCTTTCCTTTATCCGCCTGTTTTTGGGTCTACCAAAAACGACCAGAATTGCTTCTTTTCTCCTTCATTAATCAATTCAATCACACCAGCCTCTATTGCTGATCTTACTGCATAATTAACTGGCTCGTTCACACTAGAGCCAGATTCTGCTTCTACAAGTTTCGTACCCATATCAAAGAATCTGAATACGTCTGCACCACTTTGGTGACTTGCTATGTTCTTTTCTGTAGCTACACTTAGTAATATTTTACCAGTGCTCACACTTACTAATCTCATAACAATTGTTACAGTATCAACTCTATACTGTTGCTGAACCCCAAGACCAAGATACCTTGCTCCCAATCCACCTGTAGCTACACTTGAGTCATAACCAACTATACCACCCTCAAGTATTAATCCAGCGAACACCATAGGCTTGAGTGGTGTGGGTCCGTTTGCCAAATCCTTTTCATACACTTCACGTGTATTTCTAACTAACTGTCTTTCTCTGACCAAGTTGTCAAGACCAACTCTCTCAACTGTTTCAAACCAAGTTCCAGATCCAACATCTTGTAATGCCTTGATCACCCAAACTTCTGCACCTTGGGTAACAGCACTACTTAAACTCGAATTCCCAGGCTTCCTTTGTCCAGTTTTATCCGCAAAAGAATAAACAGCAATGGTCATTTTCTTTCCATCTAACTGTTCATAATCAGAAATCGAATTAGGAGAACTTTGCACCTTGGGAGTTTCACCAAGAGGATATTGGCTAGGGTCTACACACCCCATAAGAAGTGAAACAATCGTAATCAAAACAAAACGCATCAGAAGTTAAACTCCCCTGATCCCGGAATAGTAATCGTTGTAGTACCATCATCATTTGTTATGACTAGGGTAATAGATCCTGTAGTTGAATCTTTAGACCATTCAATCGTACTTCCCTCAATCTCCGTAGATCCGCTAGTGGCACAATCATCACTTGTACACTCTGCAAACATAGAATCTACCATCTGTTTACTCAGTGTTGCGTATATTCTACTCTCAAGGTTCTTAATAAATTTGTTTAATGTAGTATTCTCTAACTCACGCTCAATGCGTTTCGCTTCAGCTTCCATTTCATCTCTTCGATCTTTATTCCTATTGAACACTAATTGTTCAGTGGATAATACATGAGAAGAGTATCCTTGCCCATTAAAGGCAGGGTTCTTAAATGTAAACTGTAATTCTGCGTTACTTTGTGTTGGGAGTAACACCAAAGCTATTAGGCTTAGGGTCTTCTTTGATATCATCTTCTTCGCCACTCGTATTAAATTTCTCATTCTTGGTCTGGTTTTGTGCAACCTCTTTGTCCATACCTCTATGTTCTAGGACAATAGAAAGCTTTGAGTTGAGTCTGATCATATCATTATCAAGCATACGTACTCTGTCTACCAACTTAATTAGCGTAACCATAGTTTCACCAATAACTGGATCTATGGTCTCCGTAACCCACTTCCAAATAAAGTAGATAAAGTAGCCCATTCCAACTGCGGCAACAATAGGGAAGCCGTAGTCTTTTATGGCTTGGGCTATATCCATCTATCCTCTAATCGCTCCATCAACTGTTGACACTTTTACAAGCCATCCATTTTCGTCAGCACGGAATACGTCTCCAGGCTTATAAAGATGATTATCTTTAGTAGTACCATCTCTTTGCTTGCCCATCACTTCTCCGTCCCAATCTCCTTCAATTCTAAAGTCTGATGCTCTTTGATGTATTCTAAAATCAAGCCACATCATCGACTTCTCCGATTCTTTCAAAATATCCATTATATCCTATCCTATATGTTTCACCAATTTTTAGTCTAACATCGTCAATCACAAAGAACTTATCTTCAGTATCTTTGTTATTGAGAATGCGAAAACCATTCTCGAACTTCATTAGAAGTAAATCTTTCCAAATCATTAGTCTCTCCTTGCATCATCTTTACCTTCGTTAGCCGCTATACGGTCTATGTTAGGTTTAACATTCAAAGCATAACTAAGTAAGGCATCGATCTTTACTAGATCATTGTTCATTGTTTGAACCCTATTATCTAAGGATCCTATTATACTCTTAAGCGTTGTTACTGATTCTGTAACACTCGCTAGGATAAATTTAAGTGATATAAAGACAAAGATCCCAGCAGCGATTGCCCCTGCAATTGGAGTTCCCACATCACCTATCAAATTGAATATATCCATACCCCTATTTATACAAAAAGAAAGGGGAACCCGAAGATTCCCCTTAATATTACCTTACAATAAGTAATGTGGATGTATTAGGTCATCACACCAATCTCATTAAAATGAGAAAGATAGGTTGACTGAAGGTGAAAGTACTTCACTGTTCAAGTCATAATTAAGTTTACTTTCGATAGATGCGGCATCATTAAGACCAAGTAGGTAAGATGCACCTGCATTCTGTGTCATGTCATTTTGGTCACCATTCAAGTAACCTGTAACACCTAGAAGTGTTGTTGAACCTTCGTATGCCCACACATCATTTGCATATGTCATTACTGTGTCAACATGTTGGTCACGTACTTCAATTCCTAAGCCTGCACCAACTGCGATTTCTTTAGTATCGATGTTATAATCGGCAGAAGTTTGTGCTGTAACCCCACCTAATGTAAGTTCATATGCACCTTGTACACTTGCAACGTCTGTTACATCTGTGCCAATGTCTGTGAAAGAAAGACCTACACTTGCACCTGAGATAGCGATTTGTGCTGAAGTTCCCATTGATGGGTTAGCTAGTGGGCTGTTTGCCGCAGAAGCTTCACCTTCCACAAAAAGGTTTCCTTGCTTACCAAAAGATACGCTTGTTGCGCCAAGTGCTGTACCTACATGCCAGTCACCAATGCTTAGTGAGTTATCTGATCCAGCAACTACTTCAACTGAACCAAAGGCATCGCCTACGGCAGTTACATCTAGTGCTACTGATTTAGCGGCAGTGTATTTTCCCGCCGTGTTTTCTGTGATGTCAATATCAACATCTACTGCAAGATCTGCCGCATTTACGACACTTGCTGTAGCAACCATTGCTAGAGAAGAGATTAAAGTTTTCATTCTTATTCGTCCTTGTTAATTGTTAATACGACTTTTCTGTTGCTAGGTAAGTCGCCAACCCCCTGTGATTATGCCGCTAGGCGTAATCCAGATGGTGCAAAGTTATTGTTTGCATTTAGTGATTTGACCAATCTCGCAGTCACCCGGTAAACTCCACTTCACTACAACACCTGTCGATCCTAGTTCTGCCCCATCATAAATTATCGTTTTCTTTTTAAATAGTTTTGATATTCTTCGTAACTATCTTCACCCTTTTGCCACTGTTTATAATCACCTTTGGTCTGGGCATCTATTTGCATTTTTTGAACACTAACACCTTTGGTGCGCTTCATAGGTTTACCTTTTTTGATTTCACCACCGTTTTTTAAAAAGGTGTCAATCAAATCTTTATAATCACTCATAATATAACTCCGATAATTTATGGTGGAGCAGTTGGGTACTGCCCCCAAGTCCAGTATGCGTTCACGTTGCTTCAACGTTTACAGTTTATATAGTAACATAAGGAGCTAAAAGTGTAAACCCCTTATGAAGTTTTTGTATTAGTGTGGCAATTATCACACAGGAGCGGCGTACTGCATCATGTCGATATCGAACCCACCCTCTTCAAAGTTAGGCTGTTGTGGTGTACTCATCTTCATCAAATGACTGACACCACCATGTAGCTGTTCCATCAAGTTACGTGTGTTGAACTCTAGCTCTTCAAGATCACCATTGTTATCAATAGTAAAGTCTGCCATCCATTGCTTTAGGCTCATACTGTTATCAGCTTCTTCTGGTAGATGATCTGAGCGATCAACCCAGATACAGAAATCAAATACACCTGTATTCTGCATAGCAAAGAATTCACGTTTGTTACGTAGACCACAGTAGATATCATACTCTTCAAACATTTGTCTACCTAGTCGAGCGGCATCTTTATTGTTATATTCACAAATCGCATCATACCATTCAGCACGATGGTTGTGTCTATCAGCATAGCACTCTTCCATATCTTTATAGTTATACTTTGTCTTCAGCATATCGTAAATGAATTGCTTACAACAGAAGTGGCTACTACTTTCAAAAGTGTAACCCATCCTATCTCTAAGAAGTTCACAAACGGTATCTTTACCATGACGACCATGTCCAATGATCAATAGTTTTAATTTAGGTAGTTCTGGTACTTTTTCTGTTTCCATGTTATTTCGCTTTGTAAAAGATGTGATTGCCGATAGTAGCTGTTTTAATCATGTACTCTGGTGTAGCCCAATATGGTTCTACATAGTCAGCGTGGTAGTGATCTGCACCGTTGGTGTTATCTTCAATACGCTCTTTTAGTACATCGATTGCCACATTTGTAGCCATTTGATATGCACCTAAATCTCTAGGTGAAGGATCTGAAAGCGTCCATGTCCAACTGAATTGTTTTGGGGCATACACCACATCACATACAGTTTCTCCATAGATACCACTATCTAATCTATTCATAGTCACAAAGGCAACAGCCCTCTGACCATCAACAGATTGATTACGTGCTTCGTGGTATATATTCATAGCTAAACAGTTCTTAGCTTCTGCATAGTCTTTAGTTACAATGCTTATACATGCACCAAGCATGATAATTAAAGATAACGTAAGAGTTCCAGATAGAAAGTTCTTCATAGTGATTCGCTTCATGTCATTTATATTCTCTTAATATACATCATTCTGTGTGGGTTGTCAATGGTAATCTTTTTCTAATTTCTTAATACCTAATGACCAATTCTCTGCGGCATCTTCAACATAACCTATAGAGTTATCAGGAAAGTCTTCCCTAAAAAACATCTTATTATTGTTATCGAAATATTTGATATATGCCCTTTCTTCTTTATAGTCGAAATGTACTTCACATTTACCCTTGCCACTTTCGGCATGGTAGGTGTTAAGTTTTCTACCCATCAGCTACGAACTCCTTTGTCATTGGAAAGATTGATGCGATCTCTACCGCAATGGCACGAGCTAGTTCCATATGTTCTAGCTGAGTTCCATTACCAGACCTCAATTCTATATAGTGTATCCATGACCGCAAAGTAGCGTTTGCAAATAGACGAGATACAGTATTTCCTTCGGGTAGGACAGATCTCGCTTGTTCTTTGGCAATACCGTTAGAGACTGCCCAATTGTATGCCAATTTAGCTTCGTGAATGATTTGATCCTGTTTCATTCTCCATGCTCTAGCAAGTTCTCTATCGGCATTTGGAATAGAGTTTTGTCTGTTCTTAGGATCTTGAAGACGTGCTTCACGAAGAACAAATGCATTTTCCATATCTTGTGGATCAGCATATCGTTGACTAAACTCTTGAAATGACATTGATCGATGCCTTAGAAGTTGACGTGCAATGTCACGAGTTGTTTCGATACCAAGTGTACATGAAACCATTTCCAAAGGTGACCAATGCTTATGCTTAACCAAATATCTAATTAGCTTATCGGCAGTCTTTGTATTCATTTCATTTGCAGGGTTAGATACCCTAGCACAATAACTGATGATATCTTGTGCATCTTCTAATTCCATAATAGAAGATTGTGGTTTAACTACTGTCCATACTTTCATGGCTTACTCCATTGTAAAGTTGCTATATTTCTCTTGCGCTTTTGATTGATCAAATACAGGAACATCTTCTTTCATAAGACCTGCTGTCGGATCACCTTCAGCATCCATTAGACGCATTCTAGCTCTATCTATTCCGATAACAAATCTCTTATTTGAGTTAACATCATTGTATCTGTTCTTTAGTTGCTTTACCATAACTTGACCTTGAGCCTCTAGCTCTTCAGTCGAGATCAGTGCAACCATTAAGTCTGCCGTAGCGGGTAATCCAAAAGACTCACTCGTGTCTTCAAGCCCAATGTCCGAGTTACTAAAACCAGAACGTGTCGTTTGCGTTGCAGTGAAGACCGGGATATGAAATTCCATCGCCAATCCACGTAGCTCTTCAGCAATCGCTTTAATGTATGTGTAAGAATTGATAGATCCCCCCATTGCTTTCATACGTGAAGATGCACAGATATTGATATAGTCAACAAAGATAATATCTGGCTTAAACTTCTTCTTTAGTTTCAATTCGTTTAGTAATGCTCTAAAGTGACCTGAGTGTGCAGATCCTGTAGGGTATTCTTTTACGATTAACTTACCAGTTGTATTCTTCTTAAGTCGAGCAATCTTCTCACTGAATGCATCTTTAGACATGGTTTCTAACTGTGCGATAGGAACGTCTAGGATATTAGAGTCTACACGTTCTGCGACACGTTCTTCTGCCATTTCCATTGATATGTATAAGACATTTTTACCTTGTTCTAGAAACGAACCTGCAAAGTGACACATGGCAAGAGATTTACCAACACCAGTACCTGCAAGAATAACGTTCAAAGACTTGTTAGGAATACCACCTTTGGTTATTGTATTTAACATATCAATGTCAAAAGGCATCTTCTCTTCATCAGCTTGATAGAAGTCATAACGTTTAGAGAAGTCTTCGATATAGTCGTGACCAATGTTAGTATCAAAGCTAACACTTAGAGCATCTGATAAAAGATCAGGTAAAGCATTCTTAGTCAAAGACTGATGCTTACCATCAATGATACTAATACCTTCCATGATTGCGTTAAACACGGCACGATCTTGACACCACTTCTCAGTCTTATCTACTAACCACTCTTGATCAATCTCTTCTGCCGTGAAGATCTCTGGAAGGATCTCAAGAGCCTGATTGTATATGTCATCAGGCATTGCAGTAGCTTCATCCAATTCGATCTTGAATGATTCGAGTGTGGGAAGTCTGTTGTACTTACCAACAAACTTACACACTTCTTTAAACAGTCGGCTGTATACACCCTCAAAGTATTCGGGCTTAACAAACGGCATAACCTTTCGCATAAAGCTATCATCAACTAGTAAATTGCGTAAGATTACCTGTTCAATATTCATTTTGATTCCCTTGTCTCTACTGATTCGTCATTTATAGAATTGATTAATACCGCCGATAATACATCACCTACGTACAATTGTAAAGCAGTATTTTCGGGTTTAAGATCTGGATCTGGTGAAGAGATGATATCAAAATCAAATGACATCTTAGGATCTTCACCTTCCCCACTCACCTTAAGTTGACCAAAAGCAAACACTGTTTCAGTAAAGTGTCCAGTCTTGATACGGATAGCCCAAGATTCATCTTCTCCTGGTACCATCTCGTAATCAACGTTCTCTTCTGGAATTTCCTTCTTGAATTCGTCGTTGTATATCATTACACTTCCTCAACTAATTCATCGAAGTCGATTTCAGACTTATAGCCAATAGTGAATGTGCGCTTAATAAAGTCTTTGAAATCAGTCTCTGACATAATACGTTCCCAGAACTCAGGCTTTAATGTATCTGCCACACGAGATTTGGATGTAAGTACTTCGCCAGTTTCTGGATTAACACCTTCATACCAACCATTACTTGGTTTCATAGCATAGCCACCTGCAAGAGCAACCTCTAACAATCCACTATACTTTTCGACTCCACCTTCCCACGATACTGAGATAGGGATCTTAGACTTCTCTTTAACAGAACGAGACTTCTCAATGTTAATAACAAAGTCATAACCTGTAATCTCTGTACCAGTCTTAACTTGTCTACGACCAAGGATCCAGATGTCATTAGCTGAATAGTAAATACCTGTACCGCCAGACACAACTGCTTTAGAGAACATCTCTTGAGTTTGATATGTGTGGTTAACAGCCAACAATGGGATGTCCTTCATAGCCAAGTATGGTGTGCACATACGGAACAAACTCTTAAGTTGTTTGGCACGTGTCATATCACCCACTGACTTTTCAGACACTGCGTCCTCAAGTTCTTTCTTAGATGCAAGGTTACCAATAGAATCAATAACAATAATGACATTGTCCTTTTTAGTCAAACCTTCTAATTGAGCAATCAAATCAAACTTTAGTTCTTCGATGTTAGTGATAGGTGTGTGTAGAACACGTGAGCTATCGACACCAAACTGTTCGAAATATGATTGTGGAGATCCAAATTCAGAGTCATAGAATAAGATGACTGCATCTTTGTGTGCATCAAGATATGCCCCTGCCATAAGCAAAGCAAATGATGTCTTAAAGTGCTTAGAAGGTCCTGCTAGTACTGTAAGACCCGGTGATAAGCCACCATCAACTGATCCAGATAGTGCCACGTTAACCATAGGAACTGATGTACTGACCATCTGTTTGTTTGTGAAGAAATCAGACTCAGACAAAACTTCAGTTGTCTTAAGTTTGGTATTCTTCTTGAGTTTATCCATTATACTCATTTAGTTTTCCTTTCATTGCAAACACGTTCTCGTAGATCACTCGTAGAGAATCTGTGTGTTCGACTATTATAATATGTTTCGATACCTAACTGACGAGCAAGCTCTTTACCAGTAAAGTCTCTATTCTTATATTCGTCACCAAGTATGCGAACATTAATTGGATACATGTTAATTATATCAATTAAATCTGATTCTGTACAGTATATAATGACCTCATCAACGTATTTAATTGCCTCTAACTGAGCCTGTCTTTCAACAATGCTTTGGATAGGGCTATTCTTCTCAGCACGATCAACACTAGGATCGATCTGCAATGCACAGATTAACCAATCACATTGTGACTTGGCCTCACGTAACATCATCACATGACCTGCATGTAGCAAGTCAAAAGTGGATGCCGTTAATCCTACACGTTTACCAACCATCAGGAAATGCCGCTAGGTAATATTGGTGCATAAGGCTCTCGCCACCAACAGTGATTCGACGATGTAGTTCTTCCATACTGATGCCGTGGTATTCACAAGCACCTTTCATTAAACGATCTGTGGCTTTTTCAGTTGACATTATAATATCCTTTATACCATTCGATAAACTTCTTAACACCTTCCTTCATTGGTGTTGTTGGATTATACCCTAATCTACTCAACTTGTCAATAGATGACCATGTATCTTTTGCATCTGCTTTATGCATTGGGACAAGTTCACGTTTAGCTTCACGTCCTAGGTTCTCCTCAATAGCATCAACAAAGTCTGTAAGAGGCACACGTTTGCCATAGCCAATGTTGAATATCTCATTATAGTGCTCTTCATGATTAGGATGTAACCCCTGAGTGTATGTGTGATCCAATGTAATTCTGATACCTTGTACAATATCATCAATGTAGGTAAAGTCTCTTGACATATCGCCAAAGTTATACAACTCAATAGGATATCCCCTGACGATGTTCTTAGTAAAATTAAACAATGCCATGTCTGGTCTACCCCAAGGACCGTAAACCGTAAAGAACCTAAGACCTACAGTATTACGAATAGGACTAGACATAAACTGTGCTTCATTGGCGGCTTTAGTAAACGAATATGGATTTAAAGCACGTGGTAGCTTTTCATATTCATCTTGCGGCATAGGATTACCTGCCATAACTGATGAAGAAGAAGCATAGACAATGTTCTCTACACCGTGTTTCTCGCACACCTCTATTAGGTTTTGAGAACCAGTCATGTTGTTATCAATATACTGTTGTGGGTTTTTAAGAGAATGCCTTACGCCTGCATAAGCGGCTAAGTGCATGACAATGTCTGGTTTGTGCTTTCCCACAAAGTGATCAAGACCACGTTTGTCTTTAAGATCTACATAAGATACTTCAAAGCTTCTTTCACGTAAGTTCTTAGATCTAGCATTCTTCAATGCAACATCATAATAGTGATTGAAGTTATCTAATCCACAAACTTCATAACCATCGTCTAGTAGTGAGTTAGCAAGATGGTATCCAATAAACCCTGCACAACCTGTTATCATAACTTTCATATTCGTCTCCTTTGCCACAGTATAGCATATCTATGAGACTTTGTAAACAACTTTCTGAACTTTTTCACGTTCATCTAATTCGTATTGAGAACGAATCTTGTTGTTCTCTTCAATCACTAAATCAAGTATTGACATTGTTCCATTACCAAATGCACTGAAGGCATTAGTATCTTTAGGGAAGCAAGCACCACCAAAACCAAAACGACCATCTTCGCCAGGAACCATAGTGTGACTAGAATGTACTCTCGCATCAGCACCAATAGCACTAATAATAGTATCATAATCAGACCCATTTCCATCAATCAACTCCTTAAATTGGTTGAACCACATAACCTTTGTGGCAAGAAACGAATTGACACCATACTTAACAAACGATGCATCTTGTGCAGTCATCTTATGTACTGGACACGGTTTACATTTACTCGATTCTTTATATAACTTGTGTAGAGCATCGGTTGACGAATCAGACCCACCAAAGATGTGCATAGGTGGATTGACAAAGTCGTGTAATGCGTTTCTTTCTGTAAGAAACTCAGGATTGTAAACCACCCTGTCACACTTATCAGATAACTCTTTAACTATACTTGGAATGACTGTAGACTTAATAATGATAAGTCCATTTGTTCTCAAAGCAAGTTTGGTAACTACACTTATAACTGTTGAAGCGTCAATAGATCCATCTTCACCAAATGGTGTGGGTACGCAAACAAATGATGCATCCGTATCAGGATCTACATCATTAACGTCTGTACCTAGATTAGGATCTATTAATTGTAATTTGTTATCAAAGCAAGTAAAGCCATGTTCAACAGCTTTACCTACGAAACCATATCCAACAATGGCAATGCTCTTAGGCATGACCAACAGTTTCTCTTTTAATATCTTGATGATTAAACTCTGCCCAATACAACTCAAAGGCAACACCTTCTTCAAGGCATTCAAACTGATGATATACCCCAGGTTTTACCTTAGTGTACATCCCAGGATCTAGAATAGTCTCATCAACTAAATCATAATCTTTCTGCCATACTCGAATAAGCATTCGACCACTCTCGACATAAAAACCATTCCACTTAAACTCGTGGAGATGCTTAGAGCATACTCCACCTTTGTTCATTTCAATTCGGTGGAACTCTAGTGCACCATTGGCTTCTACTAGTTCTGTCCCACCCCATACTTTACCTGCAATCATAATTTACCACCATCCTAGTTTATTTGTGTTATGTATAATAATAGCAAAGCAAGTAAGGATGTGGATAACCCACCAGAATGTTCTGATAGCCGCTACTGCATTTGCTTGTGCATCCGTTTCGCCTACCTTTTCACCAAGGCTTTTAGCCCAGATTCGCCATGCTGTTTTTAGCATTCCATTAATATCCATTCGGTACTAGGACGTAATGTATCGTAAGTACGATTCCCAACGAAGCACCAAGCCCAACCATCATCTTCAAGAAGTCTTTACCTATTAATGGAAACACTGTCTTGATTTTTCCCTTACCTGTATATGTAGCCATTGCTAACTCACGTCCACATAAGAGACCCACGAACACCCATGTTGTTGACATAGGAATATCATTCAACTCTTTAAAGAAGAATAGGATTGCCCAATAGACTGCATCGATAATAGTAGCAGAACGTACATAACGTGTGTTGTGCTTCTCAATAACAATCTGTTGGATCTTACCACCACCTTCACGTAGCATGAATGCCAAACCACCAACAAAGACTACACTAACCATAATCATCAATGAAATGTCAAGTTGTCTTGGAAGGAACACTGCGATATTAGCTACATCATGAGATAACCAAGTAAACCATAAGAAACCTGTTGTGATCCATTGACCAATTCTCCAATATGCTTTATGTTCTGGTTTAACATCTTTAGTTTCATCTAGAATACGACTTACAATCATCCAGATTGCATAAGCGGCAACTGCGGCAACAGCATAACCCATCATGGATTTCATTAGCATTTTCTCTAACACGAATGTAGATGCAAATGCCGATAGAACTAAGAACGATGTAGATACTGGAACACCTACTCTGGTCAATAGCAAAAGAACTGCTGGTGCTAGTGCATGATACCATTGTACTTCTTGAAATGGAATCTTATTAAGTCTTCCATAACTAATATCACCACCATTCATATACCAACCATACCAAAGAGTATAGAGTAGAACACCAGAAGCGGCTAACCACATAGTCTTCCAACTAAATCTTTCATTATTACTTGCTATCCAAGTACCCAAAGTTTGTACAGAATCATTTGCTATTACTGCGTAAGCGGCGAATATAAATCCTACCACCATCCATATCGTTAGTGCGTCCATGTTTAAGCCTTTTTCCTAAATTTACGTAAACGAGCAAACAACCTCAATTGCTTCTCTGTTATAATTCGTTTTGTTTCACTACGGCGACTACGTGCCGCCTTTGACAATTGCATTCTAATTGCTCTATTCATAATCATATAACTCCATTCTTGTAGATATATTCCAAAGCACGATCTGCTTCGACTTGAAGTGGTCTATTGTTATACCAATTACCATTCTCTGCGTCAAACTGAGAACACATCTCTGCTATCTGATCAGAGGTAATTGGGTATCCACGATAGCTTGCATTCCCTGCTGTCTTAACCATTATAGCATACATCTTAGAATACCAACCAGTTTCATTGATTGTTACATATTCTGCGGCTAGGTTCTTAGGCCAGAATGGGCAGTCATGATAACTAGACCACGAGTATTCTGTATTAGTCAATCTACTCTTACGATGTTCTAATACTGCTTTCTGTAATTCGGGTGACAGTCTATCCATAAAGTTCTTACTATCACGCCGACTGTCATATGGATGCGTTGCTAGAAGCTCTTCCACATCAAGAGGCCGACCACTGTTAACGTAAAAGAAGTTAAAAGCGTTAGCGTAGTCAGCTGGTATGTAATACATTCTAGACAAGTCTTTAGTCTGTGCATCTCCAATTGAATCTGACCACTTATTGAGGGCATACCAGAAGTGACGTATTCTAGGTTCGTCAACCTCTGTTTCAAGATTGAATACAATCCGAAACTTAGGATGTACGTCCGTACTACTAGCAGTGCTATACACAACATAATCAAGATCACCATACTTATCATTAAGTTCATTTTCTAAATCCCCTTCGAAGACATGATCGTCAACATCAATAGCACACCAACTTCCCCAAGCCAATACGTTCTTGTTGGCTCTAGTAGTATCTGGTTTATAAATTGCTGGTGAAATGAGTTCTGCATGCTTCTTTCCTTCTGATGGTGTTGTTGACAGTTTACGCAATAGTCCAACAAAATCATCCCAAGACTGGAAGTCAATCCGCTTGTCTGTTTTGTTATCATACTGATTTTTGAAAACTGTCAACGAGTACATTATACTAGGTCACTTTCCTTCACAAAGACACCATCAATCATACGACCTTTGCGATCTTTAATATCATCGTAAGCCACCTGTAGACATTCTTGCATAGACAAGTTATTACGAGCCATGATGTTAATTAGAACCACCATCATATCACCGATATCATCACGGATGTCTTTACCTTTACAGATGCTATCTGACAACTCACCTGCTTCTTGAATGAGTTTAAGGTACTGATCTTTATCAGTAGAACCCTCAATCAAATTGCGGTCATGATGCCATTGTTCAATTAATTCGACAAGATTTTCCAAGTGTGTCTCCAATCATCTACTTGATTTACGTTCTTAAAGTTAAGTGCGGTAGCGATATCATGATCGTTACCACCAACCATAGTCTTATCTCCAAAGAAGGTTATCTCTCCTTCAAAGTCTGGTAAGATCTGAGCTTTGCCACATCCAACAGGTGTTATATCCAATCCAGTCTCGCCTGCTACTGTAGCCATGACGTGACCTTTAAATCTATAATTGAACTCATCGGCAATAGCCTTGCGTTCTTGGAACATCTCTTCATACCAAATGTAATCTTGACGTTGAAGAGGACCTGCATTCCTACCAACCACACTGAAGTTACACAACCCAGGCCGATGATCGAAATGATTACCAGTCCTCATAGTATATCTTGAACTGTGTAGTTTGTCAAGTAGAAAAAGGTTAGCTTCATGAGATAGTGACCAATCATTTGTTTTGATACCAACTCCTTTATTGTAAACATCGTTACCAGAACATTGATAGCATTTTAAAGTCTCCCACAGATCAAATCCAATCTGATCAATGGTCATCTCTTTCGGAGATCCAGTGACTAGTGTAACACTACGATCCTTTGCCCAATCGACAAAGAATTCACGAAACTCTGGATGCATCTTACTTCTACTAGGTGTAAGGGTTCCATCAACATCAAATATGTAATTCATACGAAAAACTCCTCTAGTGTCATTGTATCTTCATGCCGCCAACCGATAGCAGACAGAATAGGATCTAGAGGATCTAGGAACGTCTTCTCAAACTGCTTCTCGTAGTCGATGTAGTTATGTAGCTTCATCTCTTGAGGAAGGTACTGCGGAAATCCAATAGCATTCTCTTTGATAGGATTAGGAAGTCGCATATAAGCAAACTTGATCTTCTCACCATTTTGGATAATGCCATATCTTTTGTCTAGTCCCAAACGCTTTATCTCGTTATTGTAGTTGATAGCACCACGCACATGTATAGGACAAGACTTCTTATATGGCTTATTACCATTCCGACTTGTAGGTATATCAATCCACTTGTCAACATCACTTACTCCACGTGGAAACGATACTTCTTCGGGAGAAAGTGTATTAAACTCTTTTCTGAATTCCGAGATATATTGCTGAGTGGTTTGTTCCGTTCCGCTAATGATAACCTTAAAGATCTCTTTGAGTTTGGTACGGACAACCATAGGTGTAGAAGACTTGATAGCCTCAATGCCCATGATCTTAAGTTTAGGTTCAGCATATTGAACACCTTCGTTGTTGTGTACGTTTAGAATGTATCTCTTCTTAGCAGTCCAGATACCACGGTTAGCGATAACCTCACGCTCCATAACCATACGTGGCATGTAAGCGTTCATATGAGTAAAGAGTTCTGAATAAGCAACTTCTAGCTTCTTGACGAAATGCTCTTCACATATCTTATCTAGACCTTTGACTGGATCCTTCAGACCTAGCTTATTGACAATATCATTGAAGGAAACATATAGAGAGTCGGTGTCAATTGCAATCACATAGTCTTCATCTTCTGTTTTGAGAATAGAATTCATCTCTTTGTTAACAGCCTTCTCTGCCCACATAATGGACAACTGACCAGACAATGTTATACCTTCTGCCATACGCAAATCATAGTAACGGAAGTATCTATTACCTAATGCGCCATACAAAGAGTTGAGTAAGATCTTAATAGCCATCTGTTGGTTTTCGAGATTGTTGATAAGTTTCTCGTCTTCAATAGAGCCTGTCTTCTCGAAACGTTTCTTGGCTTCAATCATCTTACCCTTAACAGATTTACGTTCTGCGTAGTAATCCACAATGATCTTTGGTAGAATACCTTGCTTGTCTTTACGGTACTGAGATCCGTTAGCCGCCACTGAGTATTCACTCGCTGCAGGGCTTCCGTTCAAGTAACGCTCAACCCCATGGTCTAACATACCGGGCATAAGTGTCTCAGGCGACATGTTATATTGTACAATTAAGTTAGGATACAGTGAAGCCAAGTCAAAAGATACTACCCAATCGTGAGAACCTACCATAGGATCTTTAACATAACCACCTGGGTAAGATGTCTTAGGATGATCTTGCATAGGTGGTACGATGATATTGTCTAGTGACAACTTTCTATAGATGATCGAGTCCCATATAGCAGTTGTACCAAATGTATCGGATACGTTAACACCACCACGATATGTCATAGTAAGAACTAGGGCAATCAACCCCATCTTCTCGTCAATTCTCTCCACAACTTGAACATCACGGATGTTATAGTCAATGAACTTTTGGTGATCATTCTTATACAACTCATGAAGAGATCCATGCTCCTCATAGGATAACTTACGTTCACCTAGAACTGTGTGTGCAATATGATCTAGAGCATAGGACTCTTGAGTTCCATAGCTATAGCCAAACTTCTTAAACAACTCCATATAGTCGGCTTGTTGAATACCAATAAGATCGTAGAACTGATGCTCTCTACCCATTATGGTTTTGTTACGATCATTAACCATCTTCCAAGGGGATAGTCGTTTAACTGCCGCAGGGCTTCCGATACGATACAGTCGATTTACTAGGTAAGGTATGTCAAAGAATTTGATGTTCCAACCTGTAATGATATCAGGTGTATTCTTCTCCCAATATGCAAGAAACTTTGTAAGCAACTCTTCTTCGCTTGCGCACTTTGTATATTGAATAAGGTCATCACCCATCTTAAGTTCTGACTTCTCGTGATCATAGTCATCAAGACCCCAAACACGATAGACACGAGACTTACTAGATTTTAAGGCAATTGAGATAACAGGAAACAATGCATCTTCTGGCTTAGGGAAACCTTCTTCAGAAGCAACCTCAATATCGAAGTTGACAATGTTTACATACTCTTTCTTAAACTTGATATCTGTGGGGAAACGCTCAGTGATAAACTGTGAGACATAGTTGTGATTTCCATAGATCTTGAATGCCTCAAGTTCTTTGTACTTGTCACGAAAGTCATTGGCTTCACGCATAGAAGGAAACCGTTTGGGCTGTAGAGGCCATCCATCAAGTCCACGGCAAGGTGGATTGTCTTTGTCTTGGGACGTAATATACAAAGTAGGTTCATACTTGATTCGCTTTTCTATAGCGGCACCGTTATCGTTGTAACCCCGATATAATAGCGAATTACCATACTTGTTGATAGATGTGTAAAATGACATTTAGAATCCTTCAGTTGTTAGTCACATTATATAATAGATTGACACAAATGTCAAATGAAAAAGGGGCTGTTAAGCCCCTCTTTATCTTTATAGATCTTTACTATCCGTTAGCATGAGATACTTAGCTTCTTCGTAATAGCCCATTCTATGCAATTCGGATGCGGCACGAGCCTTACCTACTGATAGAAAGAAGCCGTTAAAGCCACTAAATAACCCACTCAATGGGGCATTGACGAAGTTTAGAATTGCTGTAGACATTATACTGATCCTTTTAAGTTTGCGTTTACTTCAACTGCTTCGACAAATTCGTCACTGAAGTTGATACGGTTCTTTAAATGATCAATGTGTCCATGAGCCATACCGTAAATATCACCTCTACACAAACCAATATCTTGTAGGTCTGCATTACTTAGTTTGTTCAACTCATTAATAGTTTTACGCACTAGAGATTTATGTTTATGATGTGCTCTCAGAGATCTGAAAGTTTCTAAAATTGTTTCGATTGCCCGAATCGAAAAGCTATGGGCTGTTAGTATGTGTTGCATTAGGTTTATCCTCTGAACCAATATTGATTTTACGAGGACGCTGATCTTCTGGGATGATAAACTTCAATTGAATTGCTAGAATACCGTCTTGAATATCGGCTCCGTGCACTTGCACGTGTTCTGATAGCCTAAAGGTGCGTTTGAACTTCTTAGTGGAAATACCACGGTGAACGTATTCACGACCTTTTGTTTTGTGTTCTCCAGTTACAGTTAATGTCCGTTCATGCAACTCAATGTCAATTCCCTCTTTACTGAAACCTGCGACTGCTAACTCAATAAGATAGTCACTCTCAGATGTCTTGAGGATATTGTGAGGTGGGTAATGATCATGGGCATGTTTGGTAACATGATCCAATTCTTTAAAAAGGTGATCAAAGCCCACGAATGCGGCGGATGGAAATAGCCCTGTGGCTGTAGTTTTGCTTATCATAATAGTTTCTCCTGTAAAGCAAGAAGGGGTTAGTAGCCAGATCATCTGCACTACGCCCTTATTTAGTCATTTGTTAATTTTTACTTATTGCCTATGTTGTACTTGGGACATAGTTCCCACTTCACCTTCTCTTTGAAGGGAATGATTTTAATCTGTCTTAATGCCGCCAGTGGTTCTACATTCTGACCAGATACAATTGTAACCAAACCCCAATCGGACATTAGAGTTGCAATTGTATTACGTCTAGCCAGATCGTTCTCTTCCAAGTTTGACTTCTTACCATCTAGTAAGAACAGTTCCTTGAAGTGTACGATAAAGTATCTACCCTGTTTGTGCAGAATATGACAAGATTGAAATAGTTTGTTATCTTTCCTACTAGCTACACCGATACGAGTCAACGTTTCCCTAATCTTAAGGAAGTCATCTGGTTCATTTAGAGTGATTTCAAGCATATGCTTGGGGTTCCACTCCACAATCTTAGTTTCTTCGTTTTCCACCCTTATTCACCTTATTCTTTATTATAGTTAATTTCTCAGGTGACAATAGAGTCAAAGCTTGTCGGGCTAGTTCGTTATTATACCCATAATATTCCTTGACAGCATCAATATCACTTTCAGTGGACGGTTTCGTCCATTTAGAGAAACGTTTCCGTTTCCTGATGATATTTATAAGAAAATCAAATTGTAGTTTGCTGTCTAGGTGGTGATAGAAGTTCATTTCATTAGCCGCACGAACTGTGTCTGGAAAGTAACTTAATGATCTATTGATCATAAAAGAAGAATATGACTTCTCGGTCATATCATCAATCATAATGTTCTTTTTGCTATGATTTATAGCAGTTGTGAAATCAAAAGGACTTAAAGCTTTACTCATCTATACCACCGTCCATACCAGGCCATTCTATCCGTTCCATTCTATCAGTTAACTTAGATTCAGTCAAGTCTGTAGAATGTCCTTGTTGAACATCTTTACCTTTATAATATAACTGTGGATAAGTCTTGTGACCATTAGGTAGTGGATGATTGTTTAAGATCTCATAATCCACACCCCAAGTGTCAAGTTTCTCTTGAAGCATATGACAATACACGCAACGATCTTTGGTAAATAGTACAAGTTTCATTATGTAAACTCCACGTTAGCCATAATCTCAGTCATACATGCAACAACGTTTAGCTCATGATCTGCGACAAAGGCATTCTTGTATTGATAATCAGCTAGGATCAATACTAATTGAGGGATTGATTGTGGTGCTACCTTCTCTGACATAGAGTCGTAAATACCACGAAAGATAGCTGAAGCATCAACATCAATATTGTTAACTACCCATGTACGCATCTTCTTAAAGTTCTTAGTCTTCAGATGATCTAAGAGATCGTTATACTGATTACTAGTACCCACCATGCGAGTGCCAACAACCAAGTGCCCGCTTGTTCCAGATCTTTGGGCTTCGTTGAGTATACGCCGCCAATCGGGAGCGTGTTTAAGTATAATCTCTGCCGCTTCTTTTGTTTCATATGTTACACCTTCGGTCTTCAATATGCTACAAAGACGCTTTAGGAAACCTTCTGCCAACCCTGCCATTTGTTTCTTAGTTGTATTAAATTCATACACACCACAACGTGAGTGTAGGGGTTCGATGATACGGTTCTTGAAGTTACACGTCAGAATGAACCGACAATTATTCGAGAACTCTTCTATAAAACCACGCAATGCTGGTTGCGTAGATTGTGGGTTTAAATAGTCAGCCTCATCTAGAATAACAACTTTGTAGCCACCTTGCAATGATACAGACGAAGCAAATTGCTTAATCTTACCACGCAAGGTTTCAATGTTACCTTCTTCAGATCCATTAACTAAAATGTAATCTAAGTCTAGTTCATTACATAGTGCTTTAGCTACAGTTGTCTTACCTAGACCTGCTGTACCAGTGAAGAGCATATTAGGAACTTCACCGCTTTCAACAATACCTTTGAAGGTATTCTTTAGGTCTTTTGGTAGGATAGTATCTTCTATAGTCTTTGGGCGATACTTCTCTACCCATAAAAAGTCTTTTGACATTCACAGTCTCCATGATCAAGATTTCATTATATAATAGTTTGGAGTGGTTGTAAACATCAGTTTACGAAGTGCCTTCCTTTGCTTCAAATGCTTCAGACATAGAAATAGCTTGAATAGATTGATCACGTAGTGTTCCAATCGTTGATAGCTCTTCTCCACGGAAACCGCCACGTTGAACAATAGCATCAATAACAGCAACGGTACTTCGACCAATTTGAGCCATCAATTGATAAGCTTGTGCATGTTCATTGGGTGTTGGGGTTGGGGTATTTTTACTCATCATTAAACTCCGTATGTTGATGTTTTTTCAAATGCAATCCAATAAGAGAGACCAAGCTCTTTATTATTGAAGTGCGATATGTTTCTTGTTGAAATGGATACTTCATAGTCTCCTGGGATTATCCGTAGGTTAGCAATAGTAACAATGAAGTTAAATGTAGCACTAGGGTCAAAATCACCAACTATGTCAATAGAATATGCATTGGAAGTAGCATTTTTACCATCTACTACAGACAGTGTAAGAACACCATTAGAACCAGTGATTGATAGTTCAGTATGACCTAATGCAGATGCGGCACGTTTAATGCGACCTAATGTATCTGCATCTAATGTAAAGTTTACATCACCCCTTGGCATATTCACGTTCCTACGTGGTTTAGTCAACATCTCAGGATCTGAGTAGAAGTACTTGATCTTACTCCTACCAGACGAATCACTGACTGTAAGATAGTCATCAGAGAAATCTAGGTTAGGCGTATCGACTAGAGATAGCACCCCAAGAAATGAGTTTAAGTCATAGATCCCAAATGTAGTAGGGAAGTCTTCAACGATTTGTGCAGAAGACAAGATGTTAGTTGCTTCCGAAATTGTTCGGATTGTATTACCTTGCTCAATCACCATGTTGGAATTGATTCCTGCATAGTTCTTTAAGATAGATAAAGTAGTTTCAGATAGTTCCATAGTATGGACTCCATAGTTATAATGTAATAAGTATAGCCCAAGTAGAGCTATATGTCAAGTGTTTACTTCATCTTACTGAAGTTTTTGTCCTTAAAGAAGGTAACCTTCCGTTCGAACTTTCCGTCTAAGATCTCGCCTTTATGTGAGATAACGAATACATTTGTTTCGTCTCCAAGACTATATATGATCTTCATTAGATTGTCAACCCCCTCATGATCTAACGAACTATCAAATGTTTCGTCAAGAACCAATAGGTTAGTGGACACAGAATTCTTCATCTTAGCAATCATACGCCAAGTGAATAGTAGTGCTAGGTCAATACGTTGCTTCTCACCTTCAGAGAACGAATCGTATGAGAATGTATCACGATGTCTTGATCGAATAGTCTCATGAAAGTTCTCATCCAAGTTAAAGTGTACAAAGAAGTCTAGTGTTTGTAGATATTGATTAACTAGGTTATTGATGATAGGTAAGTATTGTTTAATGATCTTAGTTTTAATACCAGTATCTTTAAGCATCTCACTCATAGCAATGTTGTATGCTAACGATTCATTATCCACCATACGTGTCTCAAATGCACTCTCACGATCATCATGTAGTGTTTGTAGTACATCACGTTCTTTAGAGATGTCTCCATCCTTACCACGAATAACTTCCATGTTAGCTATAAGATCTCCGATATGCGACTGTAATCTAGAGATCTCACGATTGTTTGAATTACTCTCATTTGTTTTCAAAGCAATTGTCTGAACCTTTTCATTCAGATCTTTAAGCTTCTCTTCAATGATACGTGCCTCATCGTTAGCCTTATTCAAGCCCTCTTTAAGTTCAATTGCACGTGCTTTAGCTTTCTTAAGTTTATCACCTTTAAGATCCGCATCAATATCCTGTTCGCATGTAGGGCAGTTATCGTTATTATCAAAGAACTTTGCCTCATCACATACTGTCTTAATCTTCTGTGAAATAGTTGCTTGGAAATGTAACAGTTTTGTTTTGGTGTCGTTAGCAGTTCCTAGATTGTCATGTAGGCCATCAGATAAAGCTTCTATATCTTTACCAAGTTTTTCATTCTCTTCCTGTAGCATCATAATACTCTCACGAGACATATCAATCTGTTCTTCATTCTGAGTAATCTGTTCACCACTAAGGTTTTCAACTTCTCGTATATACTTCTTCTGTAAATCAATCTTCTCTTGAAATAGATCAATCTCAAATGTAGTCTCACGGATGTTATCTTTGAGCAATGCATTCTTTTCTTTAATCAGACCATTCATCTTAGAGAATACACCAATATCCAAAAGATCTTCAATTACTTCACGGCGATGTGGTGAAGACAATTGCATGAATGGTACAAAAGATGATGAACCAAGTACTACAATCTGATGGAACGATTTGTGATTAAGTTTAAGAATGTTCTGTTCAAGTATCTTTTGGTACTCACGTGAATGGGATGCTTGGTTGAGCATATGCCCATCCTTGTAGATCTCAAACACATTAGGTTTAGCACCACGAATAACTTTCCACTCAACTTTACCAATAGAGAACTCTACCTCAACCATACAGTCTTTCTTGTTGATTGAGTTTACTAGTTGTCCTTTAGAGATATTACGATGTGGTTTACCAAACAAAGCAAAAGAGATACCGTCTAGCATTGTAGACTTACCTGCACCATTGTGACCAAGAACTAGAGTAGATTTAGTCTTAACAAAGTCAACAGTAGTCCAGTTGTTACCAGAAGATAATAGGTTCTTATACTTAAGTGTTTTAAATATGATCATGCTACGCCTATCATCTCAACTTCTGCTTCGGTTTCAATCCATAGTTTAGCACCACAAGGTCTAGGTGCATCTGGACGATAAACCATCTTAGATGTACCTTTAATGTCAACTTCCATACAATATGTAACGTTACGACCCTGTTCTACTCTTACAACAGGTTTCTTCTCGTCACGTTTAGCGTTACGTTGAATAATGTTTCTGTTAATGTGTATAATAGTTGTCATACAATTTCCAATGCTTGAGCCTCAGTAAATAGATCCCTCATGCCCATCTTTAGTCTATCTTTGTCAAGATCTGTCTCAACATTTTCGATATACGTCTCTAGCAACACAGAAGTCTCTTCCACTGATATGCCTTCGTCTGAAACTTCATCACCAAGAAACTCAACAAAGTTCTCAGCAATCTTCAGTTCATGAATCGGTCTATTTTGTATTCTATCAACAAATCGATCAAATGTAAAGAGGTCAAGTTTGTTTATTACAACAATCTTTACAAACTTATTGTCTACCTGTGATAGATCAAAGTCATCGAAGTTTTCCTTGGTATCGTCATAGTATATGCGATGAAACAGCGTATGGGGATTGCGTATCTCTGTAATCTCACGTGTCTCAGTGTCTAATGTATGGAAATACTTATTGTCATGAGCATCAGACCATGTGAATTCTAACTGTGATCCAAGGTAATGAATGTTCTCCTGATTCGATTTTGTGTGGAAGTGTCCAGACATAACCATCTCAAACCTTGAGAATAGAGCAGGATCCATACCTTTAGGGTTTACTACACCCTTCATCATATCAAAACCTTGTAGCTCTAAGTGACCGCCAAGTATATCAGCTTTACAGTTTGCAATAAAGTCTAGACTTTCCGCTTCATTCTCATCACAAATCCAAGGCAACAGTGCCATCTTCATACCATCATAGTCCATCACTGTAGGTTTATGTACAATGTGGATCTCATTCATATAGTGACCAAGTAGCTCTTTCAAGCTATTCAGTTCATTAGTATTCTTAAAGAATGTGTCATGGTTACCACAGATGATATCCATGGTAATGCCATACTCCCTTAGTTTAGCAAGAAAGTATTGACGATTACGGTTAAGAGCACTGAAATTAATAAACTTCCTGTTATCGAAGTAATCACCAAGATGCACGATATGCTTAATACCATGTGCCAAAAGATGAGGAAAGAATACATCAGTAAAGAACTTCTCAGCATTATTGAGAAATATGTCATTACTATTGCGCACACCACAATGAGTGTCATTTAGAATCGCTATCTTCATTATTAGTCCTTATCACTTAGGAACTCACTAAGATCGGAATCAACTTTGACTTCTCGTTTCTTACGCTTCTTCTCTGATTTGACAAGATCTTTAACTACCGCATCTGCTTCTTTAACCTTTTCAATACGATCTTTTAAAATGTCAACATAGTTGGTTCCAACCAATTTGCTAAACTCTTCGGACATATCGATGCTCATAAACGCTTCAACACCAGAAGATGTCATATACTTATACTTAATATCTTGTTGTTTCTTTTCCTTTGCAATACGCCGAAGAAAGGCATACCAACTGATCTGCGTAAAGTATGCAAATGCATTAGGTTTACCTGTACGTGTAGCGGCTTCTATATTGTAGTTTTCAATTGCACGTAGACAATTCTCAACAGCATCCATAACCATCTCTTCACGATAGGTATAGCGAATGAAGTTAGATTTGTGGGATAGACCCTCTGCAATCTTTAAAAAGCATTCAGCGATGTAGTCTGGTACGATAGGTAACACACTCTCACTTGTCTTTGCTTCCATGACAGTTTTCACATAATCAACAACTGCGGATGAAAACTCTGCATTGTTTACATAATGAATACTGGCTCGTTTAGTTCGTGCCATCTATTACTCCTTTTCAGTAGACCTATTATACCAATTATTGGATAGGTTGTCAATCATAAAATAGTTGAAGTTTTTGTAATTTGGGGGGTTGACAGATTTGTGTTTCGATGGTATAATAAAGGACCATCTTCGGAAAGTAGGGATAGGGTTAGTGCAACTTGTCCTTGCGATTCTTTAAGAAAGATATGATATTGTCTTTCTCTTCTTCAGTAACTACATTCATGTTCTCAGCCGCTTCTTCTTCTACCAGATCTTTCCCATACTCATCCCATGCCTCTTGATCTATTTGTAGAAACTTAACTGTTTCTGTGTAGTTATCTATAGTCTCTGATGCAGGGTGTGCATCAATTGTTACGTGTCCTGCATTCAGTACTGAAACCATATTGTGCTGTACTTGCAATAGCATCCATGGGCGCATAGAACATAATCTATTGTCATCTTTTATCATATATTGAATGATTAAAGCATTACGAATTACAATCTCTTCACTATTATCATCATTCCATTCTAAAACCTCACAGACAATTTCAGATCCATCTACTAACTTAAACTGTCTTATCTCACTCATATCTTTAGTTCCACTTCATATATTTTATAATTAAACGACTCTCTAGCATATATCTTAATACGTTCTGCCGAGTGTAGTAGTGTGTAGTTCTTTTTACTCTTCCAATGCAAATCATCTGCAATATCATATAACACTGTAGTCGCACCGTTATCAGAGTTCCTTAATCCACGTCCTATAGACTGTTGTACTTTAATCTGACTCTTAGATGGTGATGCAAAGATTATGTTATGTAAGTTTCTAATATTAATACCAGTAGAGAAGGTTCCTAAACTTGCAACAATAATGGCATTCTTTTGTGTTTCAACGATCTTACGTATCTGCTCTCTGTCGTTAGTATCTGTCTCACCTGATACAAAGAACACTTTACGCTTACTATGTGCTTTATTCTTAATTTGATCATAGAGCACTTTACCGTGCTTGTCAACAAATTGGAATAATACTAGTGTGTTACCATTTTGGTCTAAAGATAGGTTTGTAATCAATCTGTTACGTGCTTCGCATTTAACGATGTAATCTATCTCTTGATGGTATTCTTTCTTCCCCCAAGCTTTTCTAACTTCTTCTGGATACTTTAGCAATAGAACCTTAATGTCTAGTGGTGCCAGTGTGTTATCGTCTTGAAGCTTTTTGGTGGTTGTAACATTATATATACGCCCAAAAAGTCCCTCTAGTACAAGTTTGTGTGTCTTAGTTCCATCTAACGTACCAGTCGTACCAAATCTATATTCAGCCTCTCTACTCTTATTCATGATACCTGTTAATGATTTAGACTTAAAGTTATGAACCTCATCACCAAATACTGTACCAAACTGCTCAAACCAAACTCCTGGTAGTTTATAGATTGACTGCCATGTAGATATAAAGACACGTTGGCTCATGTTCATCTTAGGCTTCCCTTGGTAGATCCTATGACACATATTCTCCACATCCCAACTCTCATCGTATGTAGAATAGTCTTCGAAGTCTGCATACATCTGTTGAACTAAAGATGTTGTTGGGACAATGATTAGCACCTTTTTAGTGCTATTGGCTAACATCCAACGCATCAGCATATAGATGATTAATGACTTACCAGAACCTGTCGGTGATAGTAGGATAGCTCTTTTGCGATGCACTGCTTCAACCATTGCCTCTAGTTGATACTCTCTTGGAGCAATCTGAGAACCTCTACTTGACAAAGTTAACTCTTTCACAAAGTCAATTAAGTCATCGAAGGCTATATCATTTGTACTGTCTGGTCTGCCATAGTATGCATCATGTTCTACCTCAATCACATATCCACGTGCTTTGGCAAACTCCTGTACGTATGAGAAAAGACCAATAGGCAATTCACACGATTGTGCATTAAAGAGACGGATCTTACCATCCCACATCTTATTTCTATAAGAAGGTACGAACTTATATCCCGGAACATAGAATGAGAAAAAGTCAACTAACTCATTTGCTATTCCTGGTATAGTATGTACAAGACATACAGATTGATTCTTCTGCGTTATTACTAGTTTATCCACCGGCCTCGAATTGCCTCCACCTGATCATATTTCCGATTGTTTGGTGTCTCCAATTAAGATTAGTAACAATCTCTGTCAACGCCTCAACATTAGTCTTTCGTAGAGTGATTAGTTCTACAGTTTTTTGGATGTCTGTATCTGCATCATAATAGTAATCCATCTCACCCTTAAGGACTTTTAAGCCATTGAAAGGATCGAATTCCCAACCTAGATCTTCAATCTGATCTTGGGTTAGCTTACCATTATAGTATAGCCATTTCTTTTTAAGTAAGGATTTTTGTGAAAGTTCTGCCTTCTTCAACTGCAACTTTGCAATCGATAGAAGTTCTAGATACTTTGCGTGTAGTACTGGTGTATTTCTACTAGTCTCATCTAAGTTAAACTGTTCAATAGCACTATCGGTTTTCCACATTTCCAGAACGGTTTCTAGGTTCATTATCAAACTCCATAATCATTTTATATACCTTATCTATACGATGTCAAAGTAGGTAAAACTGAATGAGATAGGTACTGTTATGTACTGCACATCACTCGCATTAGCTGTTAAGTTAACTGCACCAATCAAAGTAGGAATGCAGTCTCTATAGATAAACTTGTTAGTTGTGTTATTGTGACTAGACAATATTGACAATGTAATATCCGCAGTTGTAGCTACTGTATTGCTGTCAGTTGCTTTCTGTTCAGATTGCAGAACCAAACGTTCTAACCAACTGTACATTTCTTTATATCCAGTCAAGTTTTCGTCTAATAGTAACTCTAAAGACAACTCATCGTATAGGATCTTATCCCCAGGTGTATGCACTGCAACACGAGAATATTGCACCTCAGTCTGCGCTACAGATACTGATGGGTGTACAATTGCTTGCACAAAGAACTCAAGGTTAGGATAATTCTTCCTATTAATACTTACTTTGTATCCTGTGGGCTGCAGGAAGTTCTCGTTCTTAGTTAAAGTTGCCATAGGGTTTCCTTAAAATTGTGGAATAGTCATAGCGTCTAAGTCAAAGTTTACACTGACTCCACATCCACAACTACTCTTAGCATTTGGGTTATTGATCTCAAAGTTACTTCCAGTCAAACTGTGGACATAATCAACCTCAGTTCCGATTAGAAACATCACACTATCTACACTGATAACAAATCTTCCTGTATCACATTCAATAACTTCGTCTTGAGGTCCGATCTGGTCTGCCATCATTGTACCCCAATCATATTCAAACCCAGCGCAACCACCACCTTTTAGGTTTAGGCTAATTGCATCACATTTGTTTTCAGAACAAAGTCTACTGATCTGTTCATTTGCTCTTGGTGTCACTGTACATATAGTCATATAGATCTCCTCTTCACCTCTATTTATACACAAAATAACACTTGACATCTAACGAATCGCATGCTATAAAATATGTATAACAACAAAGAAAGCGAATCAATGCCTACTATAAACGAAAGCTACTTCGAACTACTTAAAGTGTTTAAACCAATATATGCTGAAATTATCGGTAGACTTGACAGAGACTATGTCGAAGACGATGGTTCTTACAATTGGGACTTTGTATCTGCCGATATGCATTTAGCTATGCAAGTAGAAGGTTTAGATCATAAGCACTCTAATGCACTTCAACAAGAAATTGATTACTGTTTAGAAAAGGATTTTCCATTATGCAATATATAACAAACGAAGAACTGTGTAGAGCACAGTCAAACGCCATTTCATTGGATAATATGTTAAAGACCTTAGAGGCTATGGACTCTCCTGATGAGAATGCAAAGAAGCATTGTAAACTTCAGCTAGATAGATATGATGCGTTATTCGATAAAATAGATTTAGGAAAGATCCTTGTTCAAGACCCACTATGAAATAGTTGTTCCATACCAACACCAATATGAATCAAGCAAACTTATTCGTAAGACTGCGGAAGATGGTCATCGTTATGCTATGTTTGTCAAGGGTAATGACCATCTGATCAACGGTAGAACATATTGCTTTAAAGATGAAGACGGTAACTATGTTAGTACGTTTGTTAGCCAATATTCTGACATCATAGACAATAACCTAGAACCTGAGATTAAAGATGCTGTGCTTGGGTTACATGAGAAGGGTTACTTAACGTTTACATCCTGTCAAGGCCATGACGATTCTAAGCACAGATACATTGGTGTATTATTCAATACCAAAGAACAAAAGAAAGAATTCATATCAAATGTAGATAACCTTAATTGTGATATCCATTGGTATGATAATGTTATTAATACTGTTGAAAGACCTTGTGGTGCAATTCCTTGGTGGTCTGATGGTGGTATTACGTTGCATATTGTATATGACGATTCATTGTATGAAGAAGCCCCACAACAACTCAGAAGGCAAAAACCTTACACAGATTTAGATCTAACTAAGTTTTGGAACATCCAGACTTGTAGAAACTATCGACATTATGAATGTATCGTACTTTCATTTGGATATCCTATGTTAGAGAAATCGATATGGAAAACACTTAAGAAGCATTTCTTCTATAACCACTATAAGGTTACAAGTGCATATCATCAATTCGTAAACAAAGTAAATAAGCTACCTGAGTATTTGGCATAAAAAAAGGCTACCGCCTTAGTTGATACCTAGAAGCGATAGCCTGTGTGGGTGGGGTTTAATCCCCACCTCATTTTTTATGTTTATGCAGAAACCATGATGTTGTCTACACGGAAGATACGGTAGTACTGGTTAGTCTTAGCAGTTGCAAGACCGTTAGCCGCAGTTGCACCAACGAATGGGTTAGAAACCATGCCGTAGCGTGTTTTGAAACCGATTTTTGGTTGGAATGTATCTTCGCCAACTGCTCTCATCATTGTCAATGGAACGTATGGGCAATAGAATACACCAGCATCGTATGGGTTTGTGCCTTTATAGCCTACTGTTACGTAGTCTACTGTTGCATATGGATCGATGTACACTTTTGTACGTCCGTTAAGAACACCAGCAAACAAGTTACCTGTGTCATCTACGTTCAAGTTAGCAGAGATCGCTGGAGCATAATCCAACATGCCAGCCGCCGCCAATGCAGAAGCAACATCAGAAGAACACATAACTACGTTACCTTTTCCTCTACGTGTTTCTTTAGCAATTGCGTTTGCTTCACGTTCAATTTGTACCATAAGACCTTTGAACTTCTCAGCAGACCAACGACCATCAGCATCTGTACTCATGTTAAAGATACCACGTACTGCAACGTTTGACTGTTGTGCACCTGATTTAGCTTGTGAGTTGATTGTACGGATAACTTCACGGTTCATTTCTGACAAGATTTCAGTTGACAAGATGTTTGCCAATTCTGTTTCAGCATCCAAACCATGGATTGCTTTCAAGTCTTGTGCGAGTTCTAGTGAGTACTCAGCTTTCAAAGCACGTGACTTCGCTGTCACTGTTGCTTTTTCGATTGAGAAACCCATCTCAGGGAATGCGTTACCTGCCGCATCGCCCAATGCTTCAGCAGAATCTGTAGCCATACCACCAACAGCAAGTGCTGTCAAACGGTCTGAGTCGATTGTTGCCGCATCATTTGCGTTAGCTACGTCAAGACCTGATGGGCTTGATGGTTGTGCCGCAGAGTTTTGTGTACCTGAGAAACGTGTGTCTGCTTCGTTGAATAGAGCCTCTGTACCACCTTGTGATGTGTACTTTGACTTCATTGCGAAGATCAATCCTGTTGGACCTGACATAGGCTGAACACCAGCTAAGTCGTATGCCAACATGTTTGGAGCGGCACGACGAACTAGTGAGATCAAAATTGGATCCCAGTTTGCAACGTTTGCGCCTGTTGAGTTAGTCGGTGCGGCCTCTGTCAACTGACGCTCTTCAGCAAGAGCCTTTTCAGTGTTTTCCAAAAGAGCGGCTGTAACCGAGCGTTTGTGTGAGTCTGTGATAGAACCAGCGGCTTCTTCATTGAGAACCGGGTTCCATTTTTCGACTAGATTGTCGTATGTATTGTTCATTAGAGTATCCTCTTACTTTTGAGATTTTCTGATTGCAGAAAGGTAGGTTTGCATCACGTCTGAAGTAGATTCAGCGATAGCATCTGATGCTTCGTCTACTGTTTCTTCTGCGATAGTGGATTCAATTGCTTCTGGTTTGAAATTCGCTTCTTTCACGATTGCAACTTTTTCTGCAAACGATTCAGCATCATGGAATTCAAATCCTTCAACCAATTTAGTTAGTTTTTCAACTTGGGTATCAGCCAAACCTTTAGATGCTTCAGCAATAACTGCTTCACGTCTAAATGTGTCTAGCTCTACAGACAATGACATTGCTTCTTCAGTGCGCTCATTAATAGCTGTTTCCAACTCTTTAACTTGCTCAGATAGATCGTCAACTAGGTCAACTTTCTCATCTGGTACTGCAATGTAAGATTCAGTGAATACGTCTTTCAACTTCTCCATGAATCCTTCTGCGATTTCTGTGCGTAGACCTGATTGAATAGCAACTTTGTTGTCTTCAACCCATGTCTCAACCACATAGTTTAGGTAGCCATCAACCTGCTCAGCCAATTCAGTTTTCTGTGTAGATAACTCTTCAGCCAATTCAGTTGCGTATGTTTCTTCCAGACGATCAATTTCTTCTGCAAGTTTTGTTTTGATAGCAGATTCAAAGATAACGGCAGTTTTAGTCTTGAACTCTTCTGAAAGAGTTGCTTCAGACTCAACCAATGCGTCAAGTTCAGTTGTATAGTCGAATTGTACTGCCGCAGTTGCATCTTCTGCCACTACATCAGCTTCTTCGCCTTCTACTTCTTCGCCCATCATTTTACCGTAAGATGCTTGAAGATCTGCTTTTTTCATCTTCGACATTTTACCGTACATTGCATTAATCATGCCAGCTTTGGTCTTTGGTGCCGCCGCCTGTGTTGTAGCTTTAGCCGCTTTATCGACAGAATCGACAGACGCAACTTCAGCGTTTTTAGGATCATGAGCTTCTTCCACAACGTTCTCGTCATGGAGTTCTGCATCAGTGATCTGATTTTCTTCAGACATGCTGTACTCCTTTACATGCTTTTTGTTTTGAGTAACGAGAGGAAATTCTTGAACTCACGTGTCTGTGTCTCATAAAGATCAGCACGTGGAGCCTTTTTAACTTCAGTCTCCATTCTTTCAATTTCTCTTGCTTCGATTACGCCGTTATTCCAAACCCAGTCCACGCCTTCCATTATTCCATTTACGAAAGCTTGCGGGGCGGATGGATCTTGTACAATATCAACTGTATTAAGAATAAAGTCTTCTTTGACCATTGTTACGCCGTTTCTCTGTTCGAGACTACCCATACCACGAGTTGACACACCTAGTTGAACACCACCATCAAGTAAACCTTTTACGATCTTTCCCATTGGAGTATCTAATATCTGTGCCTTACCCATCACATTATTACCTTCAAATTGAAGATCAGTAATAAGATGAGATACTTTGTCTAAGTTAACAGTAGGACCTTCGGGGTGATTTAACTCACCAACTGCTCTCTTAGTCATTACTTGATCCGTTACGTACTTTTCTACTGCCTTTTCCATTATAGGTTTGGGGTAGATCCGTCCGTTACGGTTCTTCGATTCTGCCATCGCAAAGATACCTTCGATAACATAAGACTTTTCGCCTTTATCGTTAGCCTCGACTATGCACTGCACATCGGTTTCGGTATACTCTGTGATAAGTTTCATCGTTTATCCTTTAAACTGTTTAACAAATTCCGCACCAGCCTTCTTAGCCGAGTTTAAATCACGGAACGTGTCTAACTTTTCCATGTCAACATATGTGACAAATTTGTTCTTCTCTTTATGTACCATAACGTGGATACCTTTAATTTTGGTATCAAAGATATGTTCACCTGGTGGCATACCTTTCTTTCTTTTTTCACGTATTTCTGTGAAAGTCTTCATTATAGTTACCTTTTGTTTCAACTATTATTTATACATATAGAATTCTCTATTTGTTCTTATTCAGAACTAATTTCTTCTTCGGGTTCAACTGAAGCTTCTGGTTCTTCTACTGGTTCTTCTACTGGCTCTACACCATTATGAACCGCATTTGCAACTGCAATTTTCTCTGCATCTAGAGCATCACCAATCTTTTGTGTCATCATGTCCTTAAAAGTAGGTTCTGCTTTGGCAAAGTCTTTCTCTTGCACTTGATTAATAAAGTCTTGTACTGTTTGATTCATTTCCATTATTTATCATCTTTCTTCTTTTGTTTAGGATCTTTTGGATCTTTTTCAAGTTTGTCGGTATCCACACGTGGTTTCTTTTCTTCCTCGTCTGGTACAACTTTCACTTCAACTGGAGCAGGTTTAGGTGGATCATATTCCTCATCACCATCTTCGTCTGGCATAGTTTCGCCATCAGCTTCCTCTTGCTTCATTTGTTTCTTCATATCTTCCATCTCATCGTCAGATAGATTCAATACATTTTTGAAGACCCACTCTTTAGAATAGAATTCACCAACATACTGTTGTGTCATATCTAGAGTTTGTAGTCTTTCTCTAACTAATTCTGCATTACGTAATTCCGCAAAATGGTTATCAGACACATAGTCCACAACCATTTCATTACGCCATGCTTCCCAATCCTCGTTGGTAATAGTTCCTTTAAGAACAAGTTGCTTACGTAAGATCTCAAGGAATAGTGCAGAGAACCTACGGCGCAATCTGTCGATAAACTTCTGGAACTTAAGTTCGTCACGGTTAATCTCTGTGGATCTACCTAGAAGTCCAGTTGCTTGCTCTTGCTCTAGTCTTGAACTAGGAACGTTTAAAGATCTATATAGACGCTTTTGGAAGTAAATGATGTCATCAATTTGACCTAAGTTCTCTCCACCTGGAAGTGTAGATATCTCCGTACCTCGTCCACCTTCACGCCTTGGTAGCCAGAAGTCTTCCAACATAGACATATGTTTACGGTCATCTTTAAGCTTACCAGTGTTAGCATCATATACCAATTTGTTTCGATAACGAGTCATGATACCTTTCATGTACTCTTCGGACTTACCTTTAGGCATATTTCCTACATCAATGTAGAAGATCCTACGTTCTGGTGCACGTGCTAGACGATAGATAACCAAACTGTCTTCCATCATGCGCAATTGGTTAATTGGTTTTAGAGCTTTGTGTAAGTAAGATACTACTTTCTTACGGCTTTCATCCAATAGTCCTGATGTCACATAGCTGACACTATCTGGTGTTAGTTTAATTCCATTAACTGTTTCGCCGGGCTTCTCCTGATAGATGAAGTGTTCGTCAACCTTTTCAACGATCTTTGCACCTGTTAGTGGATCTTTCTTAGTTTTAACTTCCTTCACCTTACGGATCTTGGTAGCATCAATAGGACGGATCTCTTGAATACCTGCTTTTAAGTTTGATTCGTTTACGACTAAGTGATGATACATACGACCATCTACATAGAAACGTCTGAATATATCATGTCCAAGATCGTTGAATTTGAGCATATTTAATACAGTATCAAATTCTAGTTGGATCTCTTTCTTAATCTTATCTGAAGCTTCGACATCATCAAGAACAAGTTTGACTGATAGTCCTTTATCCTCAATGGTAACTGCTTCGTTTACAATATCTTCGATAGCCGCATCGACTTCGGGGTGCATAGCAACTCCACGATATTGTCTAATTAGTTCAATATTATCTTTAGATTCATCACCGTCTAGGTTTACATATTGACCGAAGTGAGAACCTGATGCAGTAACGTATCCTGCTCCATCATCATCCGTTGGTGGTACAATGGAATCAAGTTGATTCTTAGCCGCCGCTTTACGTGCGCCAGCTCTACGAATCTCGAAGCCGAATAATTTAATGCCTTGATTACTGTTGTCTGCCATAGTTTCTTTCCATTTAATAATAAGGTAGAGGAGAAATCCCCTCTACCCCTTTATTTATAACGATATTAAGTAGTCGTTGTACTTTCCCAATACTGAACTTGGAACTCAACTGGGAATTCTTCAATTGCCCCTGTTGTGTCGTAGTTCAGATCAATAGCACCAACATTGGTTGGGAAACAACCACGGAAAGTGTATGATTTGAGTACCGTTTCGTCACGATCTAATTGATCAACAATAAGATCAGACTGATAATCGGCTGGGTTAACGATACCAGTGTTAGTTGTGTGACCGTTAATACCGTTCATCCAACGTTCCATAGCATCACGAACTCCAAAGTCCGTATCGTTAATGATTGTTACAGTCCATGGTTCAAATGTTCTGTCTCCTGCAATCTGTAACTGTCTACCTCTGAATGATACAGGGATAGGAGCAATCACTGATGCAGGTAACTGAGCACCTTTACACATGAATGATGTTTGTTCGACGTTGCCACCTGCGTAAGCTGGGAAGTTAACTGTTACCTTAAATAGGTTAGGTCTAGCTCCACCACCAGCGAGTTTGGCTTTAAAATCGTCTACTCCGAGAATAGCCATTTAAATGTTCCTTTCTACTCTACTTATACAGTGCCGACAACTTCTTCAAACTCTACTCCACTGCGTACTGCAACAAAGTTAAGGGTGATGAAGTTGATGGAACGTGCTGGTTTGATGAAGACGTTAGCAATAAACTCATTGCGGTCAATAACTGACGAAGTGTTGTTTGTTTCGTCACAAACTACTTTGAAGTCTGTAATACCACGGCGACCTTTGATTTCTCTTAGGACTGGTTCTACGATGTTAACGAATTCTGCACGAGTGAACTCATCATTAAGTTCAAACATTACATTTTTAGCCGCTTCACCGATAGCTCTCTCTAGTGTGAGGAACAATCTGCGAACATTGATACGATCAAATGCTGATGGTCTATTTAAGTGAGTTTTATCACCAAAGAGTAGAACACCTTGACCTGGGATATTGCCAACAGGGTTAACGCCTGCTTTATACAATGTATCACGTTGTGCTTTAGTTGGGTTGTATACAGTAGATGTAACACCTAAGTATTGTCCACGTCTTCCACCAGCTGGTGAGATCCATGGTGCACCATTTGCGTCTGATGCTGACATAATGCCCGCTGTAGACGATGCGGCAGGGACACTAACATATTTGTCGTTATATTTGTCGTATACCTTTAACCAGTTACAATCAACAAATAATGTGCTGTCGAAAGTAAATGCGTTTGTTGTAGCTAAAACGTTTGTTGTAATTGTCGCTGGGTTATTGACACCAACAACATCGTTTCTAGCAGGACCTGCAACTACTACACAATCTTTACGTGCTTTTGCTGTTGCTACAAGATCATTAACAACTGTTACCTGATCTGCACTTGAGGTCATACCCGGAGCGATTAAGAAGTCAACTTCAACAGTATCTACATCTTCATATAGATCGTATGCGCCTGTGATATCTCCTGCTGTATATCCACTTGATACTACACCACCTGTTAGGTTATATGTCTTAATAGCAGGTGCTGATAGGATGAAATCTTCTCCACTATCTGCGGCAGTACCTGCACCAACATCTGAGAATGCTGTTTCAAAGCCAGCCATCCAAACATAGTTTGAACCTGTGTTGACAATATCTTTAACGTAGTTTGTTGATCCGTCTGCATTTTTAGCATCTAAAGCTAATGATACGAATGGATATGTTTCCAGTACTGCGCCTTTAGCACCAAAATTACCAAGAGTATCGATAACTGCAACGTGTACTTCGTCATTTGTTGCATTCTTAGATGTGGCGTGTGCTGATGTTCCCGGCTGTCCATCGAAGTTAGGTTTATAAGCCCAATTAGTAAATGATGATGTATGAGCAGGACATACTTGAATTTGAAGGGTATTACCTAGATCTCCTGGGTATCTACCGATAAATGTGTGACCGTCTGAGTCACGTGCAGAGATTTGGGTATCCCAATCGTCTGCGTTTTTGATTGTGGGATTGTCCGTAGTGGCGTTAACATTATCGTGTGCGTTTCTCGCAGTTGATGTGATTGCACGTGTTACGAATAGATCTGAGCTATAACGTAAATAGTATGCCGCCGTGTGGAAATCTCCACTAAAAGCATCATTAGGTGTTCCAAATGTAGATGCGAGTTCTGTCTCATTAGAGACCCTTACTCTTGCATCGACTGGACCCCAACGGAATGCGCCAACTACTGCACCAGTTGTAGACTGTACATTAGGCACTGTGCCTGACAGATCTACTTCTTTGATAACAATCGCTGGACTTTGGGATGGTGTTCCAATTGCCATGGTTATTTTCCTTTTGAAATGATAAGTAATACATAATGCGGTGGGATTTCAAGGTTACGCTGTTATTTATAAGAAAACTATTCCTAGCTATTTCATATCCCACGTATCAGATATTGCCCATCCAAACTTAGCGGGATCAACAGGACTTGGCGTATCTACAACACCATCATCAATAAATCCAAATGGAAGTACATCATCTTCAATATCTTGCATTCTTTGTTTAAATAACATGTCTTTTAGATTAATGTCTGTCATATCACCAAAGTATGCCGAAGATGCAAAATATCCAAACAATACAAGGTTCATCACAAGATCATCGTGATTACCATTCGAAGCCTCAAATGAGTTACCTCTTGCTTCGAATGTAGATATTTCTATAATAGTCTGCTCATCCACAATGTCTAGTTTATGACTTTCGAGTATATCTTTGAAGCCAGAACAACCAATACGTTTGATCTTTCTGTTCATCTCAATACCCAAACCACTACTCTTTGTAGCACTTTCAACGTGCATGTTCTCATATTCTATGTCTTGGTATAGACCCTGACATACCAAAGATCCCTGATCATTTGCTTCGATAACAACATATGCATTATTATATGCTGTTGCAAACTTCGCAATGATGTCTGGAAATAGAATAGGAGATATCCTATTGTTTCGATATACTGCTACTTGTTTAAAGGGAACTGTACTAATATCAATTATGGTAAACGTAGAGTAGTCTTGTCCACGACCTTTAGCCACATCTACCATCATAATATACTCATGTCCCTTTTCAGTTTCATCATATATTAGACAGTCGCCATTTACTCTGATGGGGTTCTTTGCTCTCAGTTTCATAAGAGTTTCAGCATCAATCAATGTATCGCCAGTACCAAAGAATGTATTACCATACTCTTGATCAAACTGTAATTGACTTGTGTTGTTTATTGTTTCTAATTTCCAATCCTGATCTCGACCAGGAACATCCCACCAATCAACTCTAAATGGTACAAAGCTATTAGTCTTTTGCTGTGCGCCTTCCCATATCTTATGGAATACGTTACCGATACCATTAGCTGTTGATGTAATAATAACCTTTGTGTCTTTACCAGACGATACAACAGGATATGTTGACGTATAGAATTGTGCATCATTCTCAACGAATGCAAACTCGTCCAAGAACAGAAGGTTAATAGATAACCCACGAATAGAGGATCCACTTGTTGCAGACGCAAGGATCTTAGAGTTATTAGAGAATTCAATAGAGCCTTTGTTAAGAGCCTTAGTTCCGGGCTGTAAGAAGAATGGAAGGTTCTCCAACATAAGCGTGACACGTGCTAACATCTCACGTGCAGTTGCACCTTTGTTAGCTAAAACTGCAATGTTCTTTTCTGAGTGGAAGATAGCATACCATAAGATATATGCAACGGAAGATATTGACTTACCACTCTGCCGACAAGCTAATACAATAGAAAATCTACTATTGTTGAAATGGTCAAACATCTTCTCTTGATATGGATAAAGGTCAAAGTTAACCAATCCTCTATCAAGGTGAATAACTTTACAATATGTCTTAGCAAAGTATTTAGGATCATCCATACACTTCTTGTACTCAAGAATATCATCCTGAGACCATGGTTCTACCACACCATCCTTTTTAACATTTTGGTTACCCAAATACGTTTTTGCGTTAATCATCTGGTGTAATATCGATCACATCATTGTTATTGCTATCGACATCCTGTAGCATTCTTTGTAGATCTGTTGTAGATCCTATAAAGACATTATTATTGGTTGTCCCACTTTCAATCTGTGGAACATCACTTTTATTGATATCTTTGTGTTTTTTGTTAAGATCCATAAGCTTGTCATTGACATCTGCAATGTTCTTAATCATACCAGACAAGACTTCGTATGCACGTGGATGCTCACTCTCTCGTGCAACTTCCATCATCATACTTAGGGCATCTTGGCCTTTTCCTATGAGATCGTAATACGTATCACGTGACTTGTCATAGTCACTCTTGATGTTCTCATCATCCGTCATCGCTCGTTATTTCCTCATAATTATAAAGCTGGGTAAAGCCATAGTCAGAATCATACTGTGGTATTATAGTTGGTGTAGTAGTTATCGTAGCATATTTAGTGCCTTTAGTAACTTCCAATTCAGCAATGGATTTAGTGATAACTTCACCATCGTCTATTGAACCTGTAAAGCTAGTTTTAACCTCAAAGTCCATCACATACTGAACTGTTTGCCTTTGTTCTTGAGGACCTTCACCTTCTTGTACAAATGCAACAGACTGAAGTGTGATAGGAATATCCTCTTTTATATCTGGATAATCTTTATATGGCTTCATGGTCACAGTATATTGTGGTGAGAATGTTGGTATGATCTGTTCTACAATTTGTAATGCATCATCCTGATTATTTGCGTAGATACCAAGAGAAAATGTTACAATGTAAGGAACTGATTGTCTTACCTTTGCACGTTTCTTATTATCATCCACACCAGCTTGTCTTAATCTAGTATTAGTCTTAGATAATTGTCGTGTAGAATCATATGCCAGTGATGTCATTTCAAAGGACATACGTGGAAGCTTCATGGCGACTGAGTCATCTTTACCAAACTCACCTACTTGTTGTAGCCTAAGAAGAAACTTAGATCTAGGGGAATATGCCAAAGGTACACGAACTGTGCTCAGAACCTTACCATTCTTATCAGTTCTCATTACATGTATCTTAGTAAAGAGTGAACCAAATATGGCAACTGTCTTCCGCAGTCTTTCGTGATAAAAGTAATCATTAAACATTAGCTTGATAGTCCTGTGCTTTTAACAACTTCACCAAATGGATTACCTTCAGAGAAGTCTAAGAAGTCTTCTATAGAGGTAGCAAAGTCTAAGTTCTGTTGATCTACAGTATCCTTTTGAGTAGAGCTAACAATCTTAGCAGTAGCACCAGATGATTGTCCAGTAAGATACTTGCCAGTAGATGGTAATGCAAAAGATCCAAGGTTGTTTGCCGAACCAACATGAATGAGTGATAAAATCTCACTACTATCATTATATTCTGCGACTTCGGCAGTCATTATTCCACCGTCCGATGCGCTGTCTTGGTTGACATATTCCCCAACAAGGAATGGTTGGAATAGTTGTGGATCTGATATTAAGATAGATGGTGGGGATGTATAGAAATCTCCACTGTCAACAATTGTTATTGAAGTAAGTTTACCACTAGCACTGTCTAGATTTGGATATCCAACGGCACTAAAGTCTGATGCTTCTTCAGAAGGTCCTAGAATTGTTACTGCTGGGGGTGTCATATACCCCTGTCCACTATCCGTTAGAGTAATTGCCGAAACTCTGTTATTCGTAACTATGGCTGTTGCTGTTGCAGTCGTACCAACACTACTTGCGATAGTAACAGTCGGTGTACTACCAGTTGCATAGTAAGATCCACCACTATCGATATTGACTTGACTGATAGATCCGCCGCTTAAAATAGCAGTTGCTCTTGCAGGTTTCTTTGCAGTTGTAGGTGCGCTAAAAGTTATAGTTGGGATAGTTGTATATAAATCTCCACTATCTGTAAGAGTGATTGATGAGATACCTTGTAATGACATTATGTGATACTCGCTGTTGCTGTCGCAGTTCTACCACGGTTAACCTTAACATCATATCTGTAAGCATGATCAATTTCTATTTGATCAATATCTGTATTGCCTGTATCAATATCTTCGTCATTGTATTCAAACAATTCACAACGTAGTTTGTATATTGGCAAGTTGTTTAGCTGATAGAATGGCTGTTCGTGCTCTACGTGCATAATTTGAAACAGTTTACCTGCGAAGGGAGTAAAGATAAGATCCCCCTCTACTGGTCTTTCACTTTTGATCTCGTTATCGAACTTACGTACTGTCTGGTTCCAACGTCTTTTTGCTAACACAAGGGTAACACTATCTCGTATCTCTACACCAAACTTACTAAAGAGATCTCCTTCACCATCAAATCCATCATTATTCTCAACATACATCTCAACTCTGTAACTAGAATTGAATGATGATACTGGATCTTCTTTGAACACCTCGTCAACATGAACTAGATCACGTGGCATGTAATACATGTCCTGACCATAGATCTGCATTGCTTCGATAGTTAGATCTTCGTATAGAAGTTGTTCTGACTTATGACCATCTGAAAAGTATAAATTGCGCATATTAACCTACAAAGAATTCTACTGGAAGTTCGTGCTCTAATCTTAGATCCTCTTCGAGTTTTAATACCTCTGCATTTGCGGCTTCTAGTATTGCCAGTCCATTCATTGTGACACCACCTGGTAACTGCATACCCTCAAACTTACTGAGGTTCTGACCCCACTGTTGTTTGATTAGTGCTGTAGTATATGATTTCAACCATTTGTCATTATAGACTGACGTGTTTGTTGTTGGATCTACAAGCTGTGTGCCTTCTACAATAATGTACTGACCCGCTTTAATATCCTGACTTTCAAACTCTCCATGAATGTACAGTTTGTTTTCGTACTGAGAATAATTAACTTGTGGCATGCCATTCAAAGTCTGATCAATCATAGCAATGTGCTGTTGCATCATTGTGTAATAAGCCATGTCTCCCATGAACTTACCCATAACCGCAAGATCGTTAAGTCTAAGTTGATATCCTAAAGAGAACATGCCACTGGAAGATTTACTACCATTTATTGGAAGTACTCTCTTTACAAATATGTAATCGGATGGGATAGGAATATACTTATTAGTGACATCATCTGCCGTAATAAGATGCTTTAGATAAACTGTCTTTGTCGCATCAGAATGGTACTCTTGCCAATAGCCAAAAGCTTCATCTAATCGATCTTCTAGTTGATCCTCATCGACATTGATTTCGAGAACAGGCTCACCCAATCTGCGTTTTGCATAGTCAATTAATGTCGATCTTGAATTTGGTTTAGCCATAAATCTCGTCCCATGTGTAATCCGTTACTTCTATTTATACTAATTTATATCTCCAGGATAGCGTTGTGTCCACATTGTGTAGCTATATTTTACTCCACTTACCAATTCTGTACACTCATGACCGTGTGTAACTAGTCCGGGGAACAAAATCATCTTACCACAAGGGATATCATCGTTGTTAATTCCCTGTCTTGGGTATACAAGTGACGCTCCTTTATAGTCATCATTTAGCTTTACAGACCCTGTAACAAGTGATGCATCGTTGTGAAGTGGTAAACTTCTCTGAGTATCTACAGAATAACGCATAATAAATGCATCTCTCATACCATACATCTCAATAGGTTTCCAATACTTTTCAATAATTGGTACAACGTTTTCTTTCCAATGTGCACTCATCTCATCCCATAGACCCAATTCCTTGACACGGATCTCATACGCTGGAAACTTATCTTCTGGCATAGGTTCCCAACCTGCATGTGCATCTCCCATCTCAATCAATCTCTCACATTGACTTTGTGTCATAAAGTCTACAACAATCATGTCCTTCTCAAGAATATCAATTTTACCTGTGTGTGGAATAAACATAGGGGATGCAACAGCATTGTTATTAGTGTGTATTACTCTTTTTGTGGGTAGTTGTTTAGAGTATTTGGCATTTACTGTTGTCCAAAGTTTATCGAATAAAAGCTTGGCATCTTCACCACCGTTCCCATGATATAGACAAGGTACGGTATTGGTTATAGGGTTCCATAGCTCATTATCTACTCTACATTCTGGCTCATGTGTTTGGAAGATATATTGTTCGTAATCTAAACCAACACTGAATTTAGTTGTATCGTTTAACCACACTCTTTGCATGTATAACTGATCATCATCTTCATCGTTCAATCTTTCTGCAAAGAAGTCTTTTAATGCTCCAACTCTACCAATGTACTGACCACTATTCAAATATTTATACTTAAATAGATTCGGATCTGGATGTAAAGTTGACATACTGTCATCAGGCCAACAAGTAGCTTCTGCACCAAATAAGATCTCTACACTTGCATCCATATATCTCTTAACAATCTCTTGTAGATTTCTAGTAAAGAATACGTCATATGCATCTGTGAAGAGTACAATGTCATTTTCTGGTAATGTATCTAAGTAATCTCTAACTAGATTTACTTTATGACCACCACCAGGCCCTGACATATCTGTTCCAGCCCAATCTACATTCTTTCCTAGGTTCTTAACAGTAAACTTTTGTAGAACTGAACTATCGTTTAATGGAGCACATTTGGATCTATCTGTACCTACAGTAATCGCATGTACATCAAAGTTTTGAAACCAATCATCATGACTGAATGGCTCAATGTCCGTACCAAGTTCGTCTCTGCTTATTTGATTTGCAATATCTACCTTCAATGCCTGTATGTTGTGAGTTGCTACTTTTTGTGCTAATATCTCATCTACAGGAATGATCTTTCTATGGAAACCACTATTGATCAAATCGTTTGCCATTTCTGGTGTTAGCATATATGCGTGTGCATTGTATGGATAGCAAGGTTTGATTAGATGTTCATTAGCACCATCAACTACTCCTGTATCATCGTTTTCATTATATCCTAAGTATAGAAGATCGATTTCACCT